TTAGCCATTATTAACAATTTTGAGATTTTTGATGTTGATCGTGGTTTCTTGTTTCTCAAATTTCTCTTCCAACTGCATGAAAGATTCCTCCACAGATAAGTTTCTGGATTCATCATTATTGAACGATACAGACTGTAGTTTTGGAGCCACGTATGGAAGGAACTTTGCCACCATCGACAGACGTCCGGCAGGCTCGTCAATCTGCATGAGATCCGTGAAAAGTGAATAGTTCTTCTCATTGATACCATTGATGTAGCCAGTAAGGGCATCACGTAGGCTTTCACGCACACTTTTGGTAACCTTATTAGGTGTGCCAGCCTTACGTCCGCCAGTCTTCTTCCTCTTTGGCTTCGGCTCATTATTATTGTCTTGTTTTACTGCCATATTCTATTGATTTTTAATGTTTACTGATAGTTTTCGGGTGCAAATATAGGAAATAATTACGAAACTTGGTGTTCAAGTTGCGGAACTTATCACAGATAGGTAAGAAAAACGCATTACTTTTGAACAGTTTAAACATTAAAATTCGAATTTTATGGGATTAATTGGAAGTATTGCTGGTGGACTGACCTCTGCTGTAGGTGGTGCTCTAGCAGCTAAAGCAAGAAACAAGGGATATAATGATTATATCAACATGTTTCAAGACCGTATGCAACAGGTGAAGGATCATCGTGACAACTTGTATTATCAGGATCCTACTCAGTCAGCGGAGAATCAGGTAGCCGTGACCAATGCCCAGAAGGTATTGGATAATGCTACAGCAACCGCCAAGAACACCAATATTGTTAGTGGCGGTTCTGATGAAGCGGTTGCGCTGAGTAAGCAGGCTGCCCAGGAGCAGGTGGGTAATATCATGCAGCAGGCAGCCTTGCAAGGTGCTCAGACCAAAGAAAATGTGTGGAATACTGCTGATTCGCAGATAGACCAGATGACTAACTACATCGCCACTGCCAAGAAGGAAAAGGCTCTTGGTACTGCTAAGAATATCGCGAATGCTGCTGGTGGCTTGGCTGGAGCTGCAAGTGCATTGCCAATTTAAGGAAGGAGGTAATTATGGGATTTATATTGGATGATTTGGCCCTTAAACGTCCGGCAACAGCAGCAACTCCTATTACAGATTTCCCTTCTGATAATGTGGGGCAGCCGGAGGTTGCAGTACCAGTTCAGACAACTGATACAGAACCGGGAAAGGGTACAGCCATAGATACGACCGGTATTACTGGGAATGGTGGCAAGGAATCTTTTGCCAAGCAGCCAACCGAGGAAGTTACCAAGGTGGAGCCTAACCAAGGTATCAAGATAGACTGGAGCAGACCTTATGCCGAGATAGAACAGAATCCTATCTTGCAGAAGATGAAGCCTTATGACATTATGAGGGATTACCAGAAGAATGGTGATGGAAACTGGTCTGCCTTCATGCCTTGGCTTTCTTCACTTGGTGATGCCGATAAAACTGTGGCTGCAAATAAAAAGGCAGAGAATCAAGCCAAATGGGAACAATGGGGTAACCTTTTTATGCACTTGGGTAACTTTTTTGGTACAGTTCAAGGTGCTCCATCACAAAATATAGAATCTGCACAAGAACTTACTGATCGTCAACGCAAGATAAGAGAGGCAACTGAGGCTCTTCGTGCCAAGGGATATAACCAGATGATGGCGAATATCTGGAAGGACCGTCAAGACAAACAGGCACAGATGCAGGCAGAGGCTGCTGCAAAGGCAAATGACGCACTGGCTGCTTATCGTAGTTCACAGAAGAATCAAACGGATGCTCTCACTCCTGTAAAGGTCAATGAAGTGACTCAATCTGCAAGACAACATTCTACAGCTGCAGACTTGAATGTTTCAAAGAAGGAGACAGAGGATGCTTTGAGAGGCAAGAAGGGAAAATTACTTGATGCTAAAACTAATAATGCCAATGCCGGAGCTGCTGATCATAAAGCTAGCGTTAACGTTAAGGGAGCGCAAGTTAGGCATATCAATTCGCAAACAGAGGGACAGAATCAGAGGAATGCCAACCAGAAGGAGGCTGATGAATTCAACACCAGGTATGTGAATGACCCTGTTTTCAAGAAACATGTGAATGAATGGGCTACACACAATGGTATGGCTATCGGTGGTAATGCTACAGGAGAAAGCGCTGGCAGAGGTGGAACTTGGGCTAACGAGAAAAATCGCCAGCAGGCATCCGCTTACGCTAGGGCTAAGATGAAGTTAGACCGGACTCCTCCTTCTCGTAGAGGTAGGGGTGGCAGTAAAGTACCTCCTTCACGTAGAGGTGGCAGTAAGGTTCCACCTTCAAGGAGAAGAAAGTAACTTATTATTAATCAAAAAAAATAAGATAAGGTATGTTTGACGAGCAAGACAGACAATATTTTTATAATGAGTTCAAGAACAATGGCTATGAAGTAGGTAGCTATGATGACTTTAAAAAGGACTTGAACAACAAGGAAGATCGTGACTGGTACTACAATGAGGCCAAGAACATGGGGTATGATGTGGGAACACAGGCAGACTTTGACAAGATGGTGCTGGAGCCAGCTCCATCTACTTCTGGTGGTGGTAAGCAGGTAGATACTTCTGCTACGACTCAGAGTGTAGGGAAGAAGGCTTCTACTGAGACTAAGCCGCAGGTGGCTCAACCAACAAAGAAGCAGGAAACAACAGACAAGGAGCCTGGGCTTATAGCAAAAGCCTTGGGTATGATTCCTACTGGTGTTCAGACGAGCAACGGAACATATCAGCCATCACCAGAGATTCCTCAGCCTGTTGTAAAAGGTGAGGAAATGCCTGTGAAGGAAGAAGCTTCTTCTTCATCATCAGCTAATGCGGCTCCTGTTACAACACCAACTGGTGTGGTGAATAATGAGGGGTTAATGGATGCCAAACTTGCCAACTATATTGAGAACTGGAAGCAGAGACCGGATAAGGAGGGCGATTACTTTGCGAATATGGTTGCCGACTTGTTGGCTGATGGTACTGCCAATAGCAATGAGGAGGCAGTGAATATGGTGATGCCTGCTTTGTACAGATATGCCAACCGTTCTGCCATGGATGTTACCAACCAGGTAGTATCTTCTTTGCCTGATGATACGGTGCAGGATGCTGAGCAGAGTATCGATGCGCAATGGTATAGCCATGGTGTGCAGGATAAGTTGAAGCAGGAGGCAGACAGCATGGGTATCAGTTATGATGACTATGTGGCTCATTTCCTGAAGCCAGCTATGGTGCAGAGTCTGGTGAACAAATATGGTCCGAACTATCGCAATATAGCCGAGGGTATCGCTACTCGTCTCTATGCTCACGATGAGAATGTACAGGACAGACTGATGAACCAGGACATCAATGATGCGCTTTCTAACGTTATTAATAAATATGTGAGTCCATCTGTAGTGGATGAGTACAACAAGGCTCAGGAGGCAGGCAGTAAGGCCTTTTTGGAGGGAATGGAAGGAAGCCAGTTTATTCCGGCTAATCTTCGTCTTGGTACAGCACTTGGTGCTCAGTATGAGGCAAACGAGGCCAAGGATCCTGCAAAGGTGCTTTCTGGTTTGCAGCAGAAGTTTGGCCAACTCTACCGGAATCCGGATTTCTTGAATGACATGAGCAATGCCGCATTCAAGGTGATGCAGCGATATGGCTTGAATGGCGGTCTGACTGGTGATCCTAAGCAGTTCAAGCCGATGATCAATTCTGTTCTTAAGAATGAACTCGACCAACTGGAGATTAAGGGTATGATGCCTAAGGGTAGTGCTGAGTACATCATGAAGACTGGTTTGGGTAACACTATTGTGGGCAAGATTACTCGTAAGGCTGTTCAGACGGACTATCAGAACTGGCTGGAGGATATTGCCAATCAGCAGTATCAACCTGGCTTTTGGGAGAACGTGGCTAGTGGTGCTCTGACCTTTGCAGGTGATGCCTGGAGTTATTGGTTGCCGGGAGCAGCAGGTGGCAAGTTGACCAAGAGCATGATTGCCAAGGCTGAGGGCAGACTGGCTGGTGACCTCATGGCTAAGGGCATGGAGCGCAGGGTGGCTGAGCGAGCTGCAAAGGTGCTTATCGGTAAGAGTAAGGCCGAGACTTTGAAGAGTGGAGCCGTGCATGGTGCAGTTACCTTTGGCGGTCAGTCGGCTATTTCAAAGCCTATTGATGAAACTTATCGCACTGGTCAGTTCGATGAGAATGGCAAGATTTACAATCCTTCTGTGGGTAAGGTTATCGCTAATACTTTGGGCGAGGTGGCTAAACAGAGTGCCGTAGGTGCCATCATGCAGGGTGGAACCATCGCTAACATGGTAGGTAAGGGCAGAGGCTTGGCTGCTAATATTCTGGCTGATGTTGGTGGTAAGGTTGCGGATTCCGGTATTATGACCGGTCAGCAGTTGTTGGAGCGTATGGCGCAGGATCCGAACTTTAAGCCTACAGGTAAGGATGCTGCCGAGAGTTTCTTGGAGAGCATGGCGAACCTTACTGCTATCGGCTTGCCGGGCATGGTGGGCAAGTATGCTCGATTCAAGGACGCAAGGGAGTTTAACAAGAAGTTTGACTTCACTGATCAGAATATTGCCGAGTTGAAGAGATTCGGCTATGATGGTCTTCGTGATGCTTTTGAGAAGGTGGGCATCGGGGAGTATGCTGTGGTTGGTGAGAATGCTCAGCGACTTGATGGGCAGTTAACCCAGAAGTATATGGACCTGATGAACGACAAGAGTGTTCCGGAGGTGTTGAAGGCTAAGATGATGGCAGTTGTAGAAGGCAAACGACCTTCTTCTTTCTCGCCAGTTATTGATAGCGAGGTATATAGAGGTGACGATGGTAAGTACTATTTGGAAACCTATAATAAGGATGGAGGCGTAATCGACCGCAAGGAGTATTCTTCTCATGATGCTGCACGTAATGATGAGAAGAAACTTGAGTATGAGAAGACTCTTGGTTTGGCTTCTGTGCTGGAAGGTGAGTTCCACAATGAGTTTACGCAGGAGCATCTTGAAGGCTTATACAACAAGGCAGCCCAGAAATATAATATGGGTGAGAAATTGACAGATGAGGATAAGGCAGCGGTTTATCTTCATCAGAAGGCTGGTGCCATCAAGGAAATCATGGATAAGCAGCAGAAGGGTATTATCCTTACTGATGAGGAGCAGAAGCAGATTAATGCCTATCGTCATTATTATGACAGTGCTTTGGAGAACAGTTCTGTGATGAGGGAGTTTGTCAACACGTTTGAGGATTCCTATGGCGTGACGCGCGGTACACTTCGTAAGGCTTTGGAGTCGAAAGATAAGAAATATGCACCTTTGGTGGAATCTTATCTTAAGGAGCTTTACAACTCCATCGAACTGAAACGTGAAATGAAGCAGACGATGGATGATCTCTATAATACTTCACATGGTAATGAGCAGAAGAGGATTGAGCAGGGTGGTGTTGAGGGTGAAAAGCCTACAGCTCCTGTTGAAGGTTCTGCTGGTGGTCAGGAGCCTCCAGTTTCAGAAGGTCCTTCTCCTTATCAAGGTAATACCGATGTTTCATCTGGTCAAGGTGAAGGCGTTTCTACAGCAAATTCAGATAACTCATCTGCTGATGTTATTACTTCTGATGCTTTTGTTATGGGACAGAATGCCTATAAGAATGGGGATTCTGAGGCTTTGCAGGCTATCGATTATAATAGTGATTTAGCTACAGGACGTTTGAAGCGTGCTTTTGCTGACAATGAGAAAATGCCTGATATTGTAGCCAATGCCTATAATGAAGGTAGAGATATGGAGCAGTTTGTGGCTCAGCGTGCAAGTAGTTTGACTCCAGCACAAAAAGAGGCTATCAGCAAGTATGTAGAGGCAATGGATGCCAAGAAGGGTGCTATTGATGCTCTGCAGCATGCCGATGATGGCTATGGTGAGGCTTTGAAGGAACAGCTCTGGCCATACCAGACGGAAGACGGAAACATCGTGCCAGCTACTCTGGATAGCGGAAAACAGGTATTCCTGAAGAAGGCTAACGAATATGGTGGAGCCTTTGTTGTCGTTCCTGATGAGCAGGGACAGCCTACAATTAAGCAGGTATCTAATGCCGAGATTAAAGAGGTGGGCACTCCTGTTTCTCTTGATGAATACATTGAGAGTTCTTTGGCTCAGCAGAAGGATGCAAGAAATAAGCAGTTTATCAGCCAGTTTGATGGCAGCAGTTTGAAGCCGAATGACCAGGTTACAGTTGCCATGGAGGAGGGTGATGCTAATATCAACATGACCTTTGCCGGATATAGCGAGGACGGAAAGATTGTGCTTACTGATGGTAAAGATTATCTTCCCCTGTCTAAAGAGGAGTTTGCAGCATGGCGCAAGAATGCGCTCGACAACACAATTAATGAGCATTTGGATGCCGAGGACGATGAACGTGAGCAGGCTCAAATTAAAAAGGCTGAGGCAGATAAGCAAGAGCGTTACAGGAAGGGTATCTTTGGTTATGCAGTTGGTAAGCCGGACTATTCAGATACTCAGACCGACCCTAAGGTGGCAGCAGAATACCTTCAGGAAACAGCCGGGGAAGACCGCAAGGCACTTTTCGCTAATATTGTAGCCGAGAAACAAGCCCTTCAGAAACGTATCAATCAGTTACGAGAGCATATCGCTAATAATGAGGAGTGGTTATCTGTTAATGCCGACCTTGACCCTGAAAATGCAGAAACAAGATCTTTGGCCAATAAGCAGATGCAGGGACAGATAGTTGACTTACAAGCTCGTTTCAACAACTGGAATAAAATCCGTTCAGCCGTGATGACTCCTGAGGAGGCTGATGCTATCAAGGCTGATCGTTCCAAGAAGATAGCTGATGCCGGTGTGAATGAAGATGAAGTTACTCCTATCGAGGGACGCGAGGTTGCTGTGCTTAGTGATGAGGAATTAAAGAAGCAATATCCTACAATGGATGAGGCTAGCAGTTATATTACCTCGGAGCGTAAGAAAATCTACCGCATCCAGTCTGACGAGGTACAGCGAGAGATTGATGGTGTTGATGAGGTGCTTGGTCGCTATGTGAATGGAGAGATAGACCTGGAGCCAGAGCAACTCAAAGAATTGAACACAACCAAGGCCCAGTTGCAGGCACGCCAGCTGAACTTGACCGAATCGGCTAAGGATTTAAAGGTACAGGCCGATAAACTTAAAACGCTTTATCGTAAGGAAAATATGGAAGCCAGAGCCAAGGCAATGGAGGATATGACACCTGCAGAGCAGCGTGCCGTCAAGGTAGAGAATGCCATCAAGACAGGTAATCTCAGCCTTCTCAATGCCATCTACGAAGAGGTGAGAGGTGCTACTGACTTTACCGACACAGAGCCAAACACTATTGAAGAGTATGTAGCTAGCAATATCGGCCGTTTCTCTTTGAACTATGAGGGTAAAGACAAGGCTGGTGTTCTTTCTAACGGAATCAAGCAAGAAACTGGTTTGGGACGAAAGGACTTCAATAAATTGCAGATACTCGCCAAAGAAGGTGAAGGTAAGACGGTTCCAGAGTTTGTACACATTCTCTATGATAACATGCCAGAGCAACTAAAGCAAATGGGATATTCCGATCAGGACATAAGAGACGCATTCCTTAATCTTATTGGTAGTGTTGAAAATTACTCAGACCTCAAAAACTACACCTTAAATAATAAGGTGGCTGTGGCAGAGCAGCAGTTGCGAACCTTAGAGCATCAGGAGGAAGAAATGATGGAGGAAGCGACCTCTTATGAGATCAATGATGAGACTGCTCCATTTGCGGACAGACTGGAAACTGCAATCTCTGAGACTGAAACCAATCCTACAGAGGCGCAGAAGAAGGCAGGAAACTATAAGAAGGGGCATTTGACTTTTGGGGGATATGACTTTACTGTTGAGACTCCAAAGGGCGTGACTCGCAGCGGTAAGGATGAGCAGGGCAAGCCTTGGAGCGTGACCATGCACGATACTTACGGCTATATTCTGGGCAAGATAGGCGTGGATGGTGACCATATTGATATGTTCATCAATGACGCTGCAGACCTTGATACTTTTGATGGTAACGTTTATGTTGTTGATCAGGTGAACCCAGAGACTGGAGAGTTTGATGAGCATAAGGTGATGTATGGCTATCCTGATGAGGCGGCTGCTACTAAGGCTTATCTCAGTAACTACTCTAAGGGCTGGAAGGGACTTGGTAAGGTTACTTCTGTGCCTAAGGTTACCTTTGATAAGTGGCTGGAGTCTTCTGATCGCAAGACTAAGCCTTTCCGTGAGTATGCCATGATTCAGCATGAGGAGGCGAAAAAGGCTAAGCAAGCAAATGAAGCTCTTCCTTTTGATGCACCGATGAGTATGGATGATCTTCCTTTTCACCGCGATGTGAAAGAAGTGAAGCCGGAGAATCTGACGGAGGCACAGAAGGTGGCTTATGATGCCGTATCTACTATGCTTAAGAAGGCTGGTATTCCGGTGAAGGTGGTTAGCAATGAGGATATGGAGAAGGTGGCTGAGGCACAGGATAATCTGAATCTTGCCATGCTGCTGAATCAGCCTGAAATGAGATTTAAGATCAAGACACCGGAGGAGAAGCAGGCTGCCGAGAATGCTTATAACTTTGCCAAGGAGTTGCGCCCGGATAAGTGGAAGCAGTATGCCGTGGTGGATATGAGCAATCCGATTAAGATGCCGGAATACTTTGAGAAGCAGGAACTGGCTAGAAAGGAGCGTTCTTACTATAATAAACTTATGTGGGGTAACTACAAGGTTTTCAATCTTGATAAGAGTTTTGAGGACAATGTGGCTGGGCTTACTGGCTCATTCCCTTCGGAGTTTGATCCATATAAGATTGACGAGCAGACCAATAAGAGGAATGAGTTGAAGAAGCAGATGAAGGAGACTGAGGAGGCTTATAAGTCAACCGGGCAGGAACGTAAGGAGTATCAAAATCAGCTGATGAAGGAGTACATGGATGAGCATGGACTGGATTCTGAAAACGATATTCCTGATGATGTTTGGAATGATTGCAGGAATAAATCCTTTGAAAAATATCAAGATAAGCTTGATTCCTTGTTTGCGAAATATAAGGATTTGGATAGACAGTTGAAGGCTGTTGCTGAGCCGGGAGTGCAGTATTTGAAGGGTAAGGGTGTAGTTTATGGCTACACTGATGGCAAGGAGATTGTGCTGAACCAGGAACATCTGAATCCTAATACTCCTATCCATGAGTATCAACATCTTTGGCGTACTGCTGCTAAGAAAATGAATCCGGAACTTATAGAGTATGGTGATAAACTCATCATGCAGACCCAGCTATTTGCCGATTTGAAGCAGGATCCTAACTATAATCATCTGACAGATGAGCAGATTTGCGATGAGGCTTTTGCTCGTTTGACTGGTGAGGACGGAGCTGCCATCCTGGAACAGATGGCTAAGGATGCTATCAAGGAGAATCCGCTTGATACAGCCAAGGAACTGAGTGTTATCAATAAGTTGAAGGAGTGGCTGAAGAAGTTCTGGTATTGGACTCTTGATACATTTACGAAGTGGAAGCCTGAGGACATTAAGAAAATGACCTTGGAGGATATTCGCAATCTTGTGTTGAGAGACTTGGCGAATGGGGTAGACCCACGTAACGTGAAATCTCGTATGACCAAGGAAGATGCTGTTTCGCTGCGTAAACAGATGGCAGATAATGCTGAGCAAGAGCGGATTCTAGAGCATACGGAAGAGAACTGGCAGAAAGAATTTGGCAAGGATAGCCGTGTTACTACTCCTATTGGCAGTATCAAACTTGGTGAAAACCAATACAAAAAGGCAGGAAGAAACGACCGAATCAAAAGATTTGGTTTGTTGAAGCCTACCTTGGAGCGTCCTGACGTTATCTTGGAGAAGTCTGCACCAAAAGAAGGTGCGGAACGACAGACTAAATATCTATTTATCAAATCTTTTAAAAAGGCAGATGGAAATAAGATTCTGAACTATGAATCCATAACAGTAAAGCAGGGTGAAGAGGAAGTGGCGATTAGCGCACATCAAATAGATCCTTCGAAAGTTGTGAAAGAATTGACGGAATCAAAAGTGCTATGGAATCGTTTCAGAGGCGATTCTAATTCCTTGGGCGAGAATCAAGGTTCGGCATTAACTCCATCCGCAAATAACCCAAGCGGAAAGGATAGCGTCCTGAATCCTCATAGCGGTGCAAAGATAAGAAATAATATCGAAACTGCCAAGGGAAATGGTGGAAATTTATCTGTGGAGGATAAAATAAAGGCTGTATCTCGGCAATTTGGTGTAGATGAGGCAGATGTGGCGATGTATGCCAATGCTATTAAGAAGGGTTCTACTGCTGAGGCTGCACGTGCCAGAGCCAATATCAAACGCCATCTGTTGCAGGCAAATGAAGATAAAATTTCCTCTTTAAAGGAACTTCTTAAGTACACTAAGCCTGTAAATGAAGCCTTGAAGGAGAGTTTTGGTGACGTTGATGCCATGATAGAGGAGCGCGTGAAGCAGGTGGAGGCGCAGCGTAACGCTATGGAAGCCGCAAGAAAGAGAGCTGAGGAAGAGGAGGCCAAGCGTCAGAAGCACCTGAAGGAACTTTCTCTGATTCCTGATGATCAACTTGACAAGCAGTATATGGATGCTCTCGCCAAAGGTGATGATGCTACTGCCAGGGAAATGCTTGATGAGGCTGCCAGACGCAAGGGCTATGATGATACAGAAAGTTCATATCAGGGTGTAGGCGCATGGAAAGCACCGGGAAACCCTGGATATGAAAGCGACAAGGCGAGACGTGATGATTGGGAATCCAGTGGCTCGGATGTGAACCTGGAGGATATGGCTTTGGGCTATACTCCTCAGCCGGATGATTACTTCTCTCATCCTGAGCGTTATTCACAGAACACTCCTTATGGATTGGAATCTGTGAAAGCTATCAATACGGCTATTGATGCTATTAAGAATGGCGAGAAGGATGTTAAGGTAAAGGTTTATCGTGCTGTTCCAACTTCTGTGAAAGAAGGAAAGTTGCGTAATGGTGACTGGGTTACTCCTTCTAAGAAATATGCCGATATTCATGGAAATAATCGATTGGAGGGTAAATATCGTATCATCGAGGATGAAGTGCCTGCTACTCAACTGTGGTGGGATGGTAATGACGCAAACGAGTTTGGCTTTGATGATGGCAAGGAGTATAAATACAAGAATGCCAAGAACAACAGAAAGTTGAACGACCTTGTTACCTATGATGATAAGGGTGATGTTATTCCTCCTTCTAAGCGCTTCAATTCTCGCAAGAGCGATATTCGATTCCATCGAGTGACTGAGCCGGAGGAACTGGAGAGGCTGAATAAGGAGAAGACTTTCCGGATGTATAGCGGAATGCAGGAGGTGGATGGTAAGCTCTACTCGCCTATGGCTGCCATTATTGACGGAAAGCGTACTGATGCTACCGAGATTGGTGCCTGGATGGGGGCTGATGAGAGACCTGATCTTGTGAAGGGTGGAAAGTTCCAACTTGTGAAGACCGACAAGAACCCTGGGGCAGGAGAAGGGCCAGTGCGTGCTGCCTACAATCCTTATATGCATACTTCCACTTCGATGATGAACGACCAGTTTACCGGGGCTTATGCCAGAGGTAATATCAAGGTTGTGGAATGGGAGATTCCGGAAAGCGAGAAGACAAGCGGCTACCGTGCTGAGGGTGCAAAGGATGCCGTGGGACTTGTGCCTTGGCATTCGGGTTCCGTAAATGGTTTGTTGCCGAAGGACAGACAGAGGTCGGTGATGTTGTCTCGTTGGAGAAAGGCGGTGAGAGTAGTTCCTGATTCTGAGGTGGCTGAGAGTATTGCTGAGCAGCTGGAGGGTACTGGACTGGCTATTCCTTGGAACGTGGTTACTCCTAACCAGGTGAGGGAGTTGGTTAAACTGGGTGTGCCTATTACTACCGTTGAGTCGGGACTGCAGGCTCCTGAGACTAAGGAGAAGTTTATGGCTCAGATGGAGGAGTTGAAGAAGGAGTTTCCGCAGGCTCAGTTCGTTGACGTGAAAATGACCAAGGACGCTTATAAGGAGTGGGGAATTTTGAAATTCTCTCTTGGTGAGAAGAATGGCACAGATGTTGCTGATGAAAATGGTGATAGTATGAACAAAAATCCAAATAAAAATGTTATCACCAGAAGAATTGGAAGCCGAGCACAGGCGCAAGCAAGAGTTAATGAAACGTTGGGAGCAGCAGCCGCTGACTTTCGAAGAGATCAAACAGCAGCAGCTAAGAATCAACAAGGCACTTGGGATAGAGGATCCGTACTTGGGCATGTCATTCGAGCAGCTAAGGCAAATGCATCTTTCATCCCTCAAGAAGAACTCAAAAAAATAGTCGGTGAAACTATTGGCCATGGAGAAGAGAACTATGTTTATCATGCAAAATATGATAATCAGAAGGTTATCAAACTCAATGATTTCACCATGACGGACAATCTTTTCCGCATCAATGAGTTTATTGACCGCATCAATGCTCATAATGAGTTCATGCCAGAGGATAAATATACGCCTTTGGGGTTTGCCTATAATCATAAAGGAGACCCATGTATAGTGATGGAGCAGCCTTATTTGAAGGGTACTCAACCAACAAGAGAAGAAATCTGTCAGTACTTGATGGATCATGGCTTTAAGTTGGATATGATTCAGATTAGTGCAGATGAATCTGATATAGGCTGGTCAAATGGCAAGTTTGATTTATGGGATGCTGAGCCTAGAAATGTAATCAAGGATGAGAACGGAGATTTGCACTTCTTTGACACTATGATTCAGCATACTTATATCCCTAATCATAAAAATCAACTCCGGTTGTCGAAACCTTCTATCCGTACTTTTGAATCACAAGGAATGATGGATTCAGCAGCAAGGGTACAGAGAGTGGCAAACGTATTGGGCGGTGCTGAGGCTGTGACCTATGCTTCAAGCGCTGATGTGCCAGAAGAGTATCGCATTGCTATAGAGCAGGGCGCTAGGGGATGGTATGACCCTACAACGCACACTGTGCATGTTTATCTGCCTAACTGTGCTGATGCCAACGAGGCGGAGAGAACGGTGCTGCATGAGAAGATAGGCCATGAGGGCATGGAGGTGCTGCTGGGTGGCGAAGATGAGGTGAGAAAATTCGCTAACTTCGTTTATCGTTCCGTAGGTAAGGATGTTCGAGGCAAGATTATTGACTTTGCCAATAAATATGATCCAGACTGGAAGAACCCTGACCGCATGAATGTGGGAACGCAGGAGTATATCGCCCGACTGGCTGAGGAGGGTCCTAAGACTGCTGAGGACTTTTCTCTTTGGACCAAGATTAAGCATTATCTTATCAAGGTGCTTAAGAAGCTGGGTGTTCGTGTGCCGGGACTTCTCAATGACAAGGATTTGAGATACTACCTGATGAAGGCTGGAAAGGCTCTACATGTATGGGACAATATGCCTAAGGAGAAGCAGGAAGCCATGATGAAGCAGGCTAGCAATGCTGAAATCAAGGATGCGCTATCTGATGGCGCTGGTAAGGGTAAACCACGCCAGAAGAAGGGCGAAAGCACAATTCAATACATGAAACGTGTACAGGAGTGGCGCAAGTGGAAGAATGCACGTGAGGATGAGAATGACCCAGAGCCTCCTATGTTCTACGACATCGACAAGGATGAGGAAGGCAAGAAGGAATGGGCACAGCTCAATAAGGACTGGCGTGAGCGACACCATCTTGCAAGCGAGGAGCCTATGGGGATGCCTATCCGTATGGAGGGCGAAGAGGATGGCGCCTACATGACTCGTATTCACGAATATGAGAAATGGAAGGATGCCATGAAGGACCAGGAAGACCCTATGCCTGATATGTTTGCCTTCGAAAAGAAGAAGCAGGAGGAGGTGAAACGCAAGTATGAGGACTGGTTGGCCAGACATGAGCTTCTGGAGCAGCAGCAAGCAGATTTGGACTTGTATGAGGGTAAGATTTATCCGACAGAGACCAATCCGAAGGCTGATGCACTGGAGCAGCAGGTGATGCAGGACTTGGCCGAGGTGACCAGTACGGACGTGAGCAAGGAAGGTGCAGCAAAGACCGTGAAGCATGCGGTTATCCATCGTAGAAAGAATATGGAGGAGGCCAGTGCAGACGATGCCATCTATATCAATGATGTGAAGAACAGAATCGAGAAGATGGCAGATAGCGGTGCTTTCGACAAGTTGCTTTCTGACTACAAGGGCAAGCCGAACCGGGCAGAAAAGCTGGCTGAGGCTATACCTTATATAATAGAGGCTCCTAGACGTTTGCGTGACCTGGCGAATGATTTGAATGCCACTGGTGCTTTTGACAAGGGACATATCCATATCCAGCCAACTGATGTAGAGGCTATCCAGCCTTTCGTGGCAGACTTGATTGCTCAGACTGGAAAGAGGCATACCGAACTGAAAGATGGCAAGGAGGTGGAGGTTTATGATGATCCGCAGGCTGTGAGTGAGGTGGCCAGCAAGATGGCACAGACCATCAATGCCAATCATCAGGGTGAGGAAGGTTTTGTACCTATTGATGGTTCAGATATTCTGAGCGAGCATGTATTGCCACTGGTGAAGCAGCAGATTGTGCCTGAGGGTATCGATTACAAGAATCTCTCGCCTGAAATGAAGGCTTCCATTGATTCTATCAGATACTGGTATAACTATACCTACGACTGGTTGAAGGATAATCACACCTTAAGAGAGGACACCGGATATAATGCCGACTATGTAAACCATATCTGGGATAAGGAGAAGAGTGACAAGCAGGCTTATGCGATGTATGTGGAGAACAGACAGCGCACAAAAAGCCCTAACGAGAAGCCGAGAACCATCAGTACCCTGATGGAGGGTATCAGCGTGGGACTTGTACCTAAGACTACCGACATCACGAAGATGATGGCTTACTACAGCAGAAGCAATATCGAGGCTTGGGTTAACAAAACCATGCTGCAGGAGTTGAGCGGATTGAACGTGATAGAGCGGAATGAGGACGGAGAAATCATTTCTTCTGACCCACTGCTTTCTTCTACGCCTCCTTTTAACCTGGAGCAATATAAGTACTTTGAGATTCCGGGTTTGGGTCCTGTATGGGTCTATAAAGGAAATGCAAAGGATTATACTATACCAAATATCATCACAGGTAAAAAAATCCTTCTTTATCGCCAGAAAAGTGCTGCTAAACGATTTGGTGTTGTATTTGAACAATATGAAAGTTCACCATTTTGGGAAACCGTTGACACTTTGGCTTCAAGTGCCAAGAAACTGGAGTTGGGTTTTAGTGGTTTCCATGCTGGCGCATTGACGGAGGTTTATATGGTACAGAATATGGTGGAGTTTGGTCCTAAGAAGGCCATGGCCAACTTTATGAAGTATATCTTTGTAGATACAGCCAAAAACCATGAACTACCTTGCTTTGCCAATCCTGAGGATTTTCAAGAGGCTGCTAGCCATCTGGTGAAGTTCGGAGCGACCAACGACTATGCAGCAGCGGATGTACAGAACATGTTTGACAACATGCGCGATGCGATGATAAAGGTGCAGAAGAAGTTGAAGGACGGAAATAAAATTTCCGGAACGGTGGCTTTGGCTACTATGCCATTGAAGGTGGCAACGCAGATGCTTTCGCTCATCAACAAGGGCATGGATAGAGCCTTGTGGGATTTCCTTCATGACGGACTGAAACTTGCTACCTATCGTATGAGGGCAGACAAGACCAAGGAGCGTGCCAAGGAGAAGGGATGGACTGAGGAGGAACTGAGCCGGGCTTTGGACGAGGACGGACAGTTTGTGAACGATATGTTTGGCGGTCAGCACTGGGATGTATTGGGAGCCAGCCATCGAACTTTGCGTTATGCCGGAAGAGTTCTTCTTTCACCAGACTGGAATGCTTCTACCACACGTCACTTCCTGGCATTAACCGGATATGGTTCTATATGGAATGAGGCCACCTTTGAAAACTTCAAACAGTATTACAAGAGGCTCAAACATAAGGAACTTATACCGGAGGATGAAGGCAGAAGAAGCAGACAGATTTCGGCTTTGCTCTGTTATGGTATCGGATTCATGGTATTTTATGAGGGTATTGCCAATGGCATCAATGCTGCCTTCCGTGCCTTGGACGAGGAGAAGGAACGCAAAAAGGCTGAGGAGATCAGAAAGACCAACCCAAGCTATAAGAGCATGTATGAACTTGCTTATCCTGATGGTATGAAGTGGTATGACTATCTTATGCGTGGAAATAGCCTTGGTCAACAGAGCAAGATCTTTATGGGCAGATATGCGGACGGAACGGAAATGTATATCCGACATGGCAAGCAGTTCCGTGAGGTTCCGGAATACCTTTTCAATCATAAGGGAGAACTGGAGTTCCCTGGACCTATGGTACAGCGAATGATAGGTAAGGCTAACCCTATGGTGAGAATGACCTTGGATGATATAAACTATCTGAGCGATTTCCAAGCCAGCCATGCGGATCAGGAGATTCAGCGCAAGTATGGCAAGGCCATCGGACTTCTTTACAAGGATGCTTTGTACTGGGCACCTTTCCTGATTCCGAGCCAGGAGAACAAGGAGTTCAAGGCCGTTGATTTCTTCTTCCCTTCTTCTAAGGGGTTCTCTCCATGGAAGGCTCAGAGTTACTTCAAGGACTTTATCCTTAGCGGTGACATGGAGGGCGTGGTGATGACCTATCAGAGCTGCCAGCGCAATGGTATTGATGCTGAGGCTCAGATTAAGGCTGCCATCGGTTCGGTGAAGGCACTGGAAAGTGCGGAAATGCAAGATGGCGTGACTTCGCTGCAGGTGGCTTGCCAGCGCTTTGATGCTGCCAAGAGTATCACGGAGAAGAAGAAGATGCGCCAGAAGATGAAGAAATTCCTCTCGCAGAGTGACTACAAGGCTTTCACCCAGAAGGAGGCTCTGGACATGGTGCAGGGTTATCTGAACGGTGATGAAGACTTGAAGGAAATGGAGAAGGCTGAAAGCAAGTACCTGATGAAGGCTAAGGCAGAGGACGTGACGGAGGACTGGAGAATACAGAACGTCTGGAACGGAACCATGGAGACTTATCAGGAGTATAAGCGTTTGAAGGATGTTGATAAGGCGAAGGCAAATGCCTTTAAGAACAGCAAGACCAACAAGCGACTGTTTGCGGTTAGAAAGGCTATCTCTGCTGCAAGAAGGAAGATGAATAAGGCTAAGAAGCAAATGGATGGTACAAACGATGCTGCCAAACTGGTAGAGATTCGGAATACCAGAAAGGAGCTGCTTGAAAAGCTGAACGGAATGGAGTAGCCTTCGGGCTACTTCACTTTAGGAAATGTTCTATATTTCTACAAACAGAAAAAGGGACTTGCTTCACAGCGAGTCCCTTTTTGATAGTCGTAAAATTCTAAATTCCAAATAAATTTTATTTTTTAAAAAAAGATTAAGATCGTATTTTGAAAATTGAAGATGTTGGAGCGATGTTATCCGAGAGAAGTACCAGATGCATTCTCTGGTTCCTTTTTCTTTGGTGATGCCCAGCGTATGTAATCAGCCATGCTGTCATCCATGCGCTGCTGCTCACTCTTCGGATTCTCCTTCTTTTTTTCGCCCCAGAGCCGTTGGACGATGCTATCCAAACACCAGGACCAATCGCCATCGAGCGTGACGAACTTGGATCTAGGAACAACGGTAACTGTAGAATCATTCTTCTTCTCGCCCTTTTCATCTTTACCTTCTGGTGATTCCCCCTTTGCGGTGATAGAGGTAAAAGGAACATTATTTTCCTGAAGGAACTTTTCTACATCATCTTTTTTGCTATCGCAGAGTTTGATGTGGATAGCAACCTTGTGCTTATCTAAGGAGGTAAGGGCTTCTTTTGCCTTTCCTACCAGAGACAAGTTGCCTTTATCATCTTTAGTAATGACGCAGGCTTCATGTACATTGATTGATTTACCCATGATTTAAAACGTTTTAAATTGAAATGCGGAACAAAAATAAGGAGAAAATATGAGAAAGTAATGTTAAGTTGCGCAACTTATCACTAATAAGCGAGAAAAATGCGGTATTTTTGGCGAAAAAATAAGAATTATGGTTGACAATCATGTAATAAATGACATATCGAACTATGCAGAGCCTGGACCCGACTCACTTGAAGGAGTGAGCCGGGAGCGGTTTACGCAGAGCGAAAGCAATCTTCTGTTGCTGCAATGGGCTTGCCAATACTTCTATGATGGTGCAGAACTGAGAAAGAAGTGGAAGCGAGCGCAAGATTTTGTGATGGGAAGACAGTTGGAAGAGCTGATAGAATGGAACGGAAGAAAGATTACCATCCGGCAGTATATGGAACTGAAAGGTATGCCAATACTGGAATACGATGTAATCGGAGACAAACTTCTTTCGCTCGTAGGTCTTGTGCGCCAGCAGCGCAGTACAGCTACATGTAGTGCCGTGGATCCAAACGAGGAAGACTATATCAGTTTCTTCAATGAATATCTTCGTCAGAACGACAACTTGAACGACAGGCAAGAGTTAGATGCGAGAATGTTCTATTCCTTCTGTGTCTTCGCCTTTGTGGGCATGAAAACCTATTATGGCAGAAGGGATGGCAAGAATGGCATCTTTGACTATTCTGTAGACATCTTTAAGTTAGCTTTACCACCTTTCTTTAAGTATGACCTGAGCGATGTGGAATTTATTGCTGAGGCTCATGATTTGACTTGGCGAGAGATTATTGCTACCTTTACAAATGGAAGCAAGGAAGAGACTAATAAACTCAGTGAGATCTATCTACAGACGCAGCACCATTTTGCGCCCGAACAGACTTATCACCCGACTGGTGAAGCCCAGTATGCCGGAATAGATGATTTCACCCATTCTTCAGTAGTAGGCAAGTACCGGGTATTGGAAATCTGGACAAAAGAAACCAGACCAGCCATCTGGGTGCATGACTGGGAGAGTGGAGATTGCGGCTATGCTTCTCCTGACCAGCGAGCCTTCTATGAGGAAAAGAAGCGCAAGATAGAGGAATCCAACATCATGAAAGATGAGAATGGCCTACCTGTGCTCGATGAGAATGGTGAGCCTATCTACTATGTAGACCCTTCTGAACTTAAGACCATCGAAATTAAGGATGAGGCTGAAACATACTGGTTCAGAAGATATATCACACCGAATGGCTATCTACTGGATGCCAGGGAATCACCATACTATGTGCTCAGGGACGGATTCAGAACCTCTATCCATCCATACACCTTCGTTGCCTATCCATGCTTGAATGGCGAGGTAAGAAGTTTTACGATGCGAGCCGAAAACAACCAGCGCACCTTGAACCATTATATGATGATGATCAACTTCATTGTAGCCAATGGTGCCAAGGGAACGATGCTTGTGGACGAGAACGCATTGAGCGAGAAACAGAGCATCGATGAAATGCAGGTGAACTATACCAAAACAGATAGTATTATCTTGTGGAACTCGAAGAATGGAGGTAAACCACCTCAGACACTGGTCAACAAGAGTATTCCGGCAGGTGTTGACTTCATGGTGAACTTTGCCAAGACGATGGCAAGCGAGGGAAGTGGTGTGCAGGGTGCTCTTCAAGGACAGCACCGGAATACCAGCGGTAAGCAATATCAGTTGGAAAGAGAATCATCATCTACCACCATACAGGACTTTGTTGAGAGTTTCAACAACTTTAAGGTACGTGTGGCCAAGAAGAAACTTTACCTGATACAGGAATTTTGTACCGATGCTGACAGCGTGAAACTGACAGGTGATGAATTTGAAATTCACTTCAATTCTGAGACCATGAGGGATATGGATTTAGATGTTTCTATCGATTTGGATGCATACAGTCCACTTATCAGAGCTGCCAACAACGATATGGCTTGGCAGATGATGGTGAGCGGCAAGATGGATCCATATACGATGCTTACGGTAGCTAACTTCCCTGGTACAGGAAGAATGAGGAAATACTTCAAGGAGCAATTGGAAAAATTAGAAGCTCTTCAGGCACAGCAAGCAGCCAATGGGCAGATGCCTTCTGACGGAGGACAGCAGACTGCAGCACCAGATACGCACCTGAAGGATTCCAGTGATGGAGCAAATGATTTGGCAGCTCTTCCTTCGGCAGCTATGTAGAAAAGAAGTTCTTAGGTAATTCATAATATTGAACGAAATGTTGTTCAGTTCTTAGATTAGATTATTTTATTTTTTAGGTTTATTAGTTTTTAAGGTTATTTAATTGTGAAGAGGAAGCCGTGATGGTCTCCTCTTCTTTTTGTTTAGTCAATACCATGTCTCTTCTTGTATAAGCGTAACTTAAACATTGGGGTAGAAACTCGGTACATGTAGTATTCTTGCCATTGTTTCAACTTCTTGGCTCTAACCTTGTTGTCGGCATCGCAGCCGATGGCTCCCCATTTGGAAGGAGTGTAGTAGTAGGAGGCAGTCTTGATGTCTTCTACGTTCTTGAAGTAGCGTGTTGCCTTCCACTTGCCCATCTGGACTAATCTTCGATATGCGAGCATATTCTTTCTGTTAGGATCGTAGGTCATGATCGCAAAATCTTTATGCGACTGGTCGTAGAGCATGTAGAAGCGAGGCGCACCACATTCTTTATACTTGGCAATGGTTGCTTTGACTCCTTTTTGCCACATGCGTGTGGCACGGAAGAGTTCGATACGAGTGACGATAGGCTGGTAGATGGCTATGAGCATCTTACGCAGCAGATTTGAATAACTCTGTTTCATTTTCTTTTTACTTTTAATTATTGACTTATATGGACAGGCGATAGAATCGCCTGGAACGGTAACTATACAGGGGACGGATTATGCTGCTGGCTATATAGAGGCTAACTGCCACCACCTATTCCGGCCAAATCAGCTACTACTGGTGGGCGGTTGCGGAGGCGTTCACGTTCTATCTCTGCCTTTGAACGGAATGGAACGATTTCCGGTGCAGGCATATCCTTTTCCACGTAGAGAGCAATGGCGCGCGCCATGACACGGTCATCATGCTTTCCGGCTACGGCTCCATAACAATCGTTCTGCTTGTAATAGAGGAAGTAGGTACATTCGTCTATTGCCGCAAGTTCTCGCTCCATATAGCCACCATCACGGATGATGCGGGCCATGGTCTTCACTACTGCCACCTTTGTATTCTTGTTGGTGTTGAATCCCCATTTCATTTCGATATTCTTCACCTTCTTCAGTTTGGACTGTGATGCGCTATAGAGGTTATTGTATAGAGGCAGAAGGATAGGGAAGAACAGTTCTGACTGATTACCCTCAGTATTGTTCATGCGCGAGTAGGCGGTATTGTTCTCAATGACCAGATAAGCATCATTATAGAAATGGGCTATCTGGGCGCAGCGCATAGCCAACTGATCGGCATCGCAGTGACCATGCCATTCAGCTACGATTTCCGGTACACCACCATAGATTTCATCATAGCGGTCAAGGACTACAATATCTGAGTAGTCGGAGGTTTTATGAGAACCACCAATATCGCAGGCAACGATATACCGATTTCTGACAATCTCAGAGTTGTCTGGTCCAGCCCACACCTTCAATGGTCCGCCTGAACGCTCGATGAAGCGGATATTGTCCATACAAGCATCATCGGCAGCATCATAAGAGTCACCTTCAATGTCACCCACCATGATCGGCTCAATACCCTTGCAGTCCTCTTCCATTTCCTTCAACTTGTATGGGTCGAAGACTGTAGTACCTGAGAATAGGAAGGCTTCTACATCATCAGAAGGGTATTCCTGGCGCATACCGTCTAGGTCATTATACTTCTTGCACTCGTTCACATACCAATGGATTCCTTCGAGCGTAGCACCCTTGATTTCCCAAAGCCACCAGAAGTAAGAACCATGATATTGCTCATCTTCACGATTCTTGTATAACCAGATAACAAAGTCAATTTTCTCCTGCTCTGTCTTGAAAGGAAGGATATACTTTTCAATATGGAACCATGGAACGAAGTATGGCTTGTAAATGGAGAGACGTTTTCCGTCCTTATCGAAAGAGTTGGCACGAACCCATTCGTCATGGAACTCGTTTTCACGTCCGTTTGGCGTTGATTCTCGGACTATGAATGTTAATGGCACGGTGACACGGATAGAAGAAACAGCGGCATTGATTACCTTCTGAGGTGTCCACTCTGTGGTGTTAGGGAAGAAGGCTTCCTCTGTAATATGTGCCATAGCAGCATCTGCAGAACGGCAGGACTCTGGGTTTCTGGCCGAGCCGGTCTGTATCTTACAAGAACGAGGGATGAGATACTTGATGTTATTCTGTGTGCTTGACGTTCTGAGTTTGCGAGGATCCTCTTTGAAAGGTTCTCCTATATCATAGAACAGCCATGTAGGAATAGCATTCATCAATTTCTCATACATATCGAACACCTGTGTAGATGATGAAGACTGGTGACCGATGATATTACTGTTCCAGTTAATCATCCAGAATATCTGAATCCATCCCATGTAGATGTCAGTATCTGTAGATCCGCCCCACTGGCGGCATTTGAGGAGTATAACCAGTATAGAGCCTAGTTCGCCATGAAGTCGCTGGCTTTCAAACTCCTTAGTAAGACCTAACTGGGCATGGTTGAGAAGAAAAGGTATATCTTCACCTCCATCCTTATTCTTGATTCGGGCATAGGCATAGGCGAAGAAATAGAAATCGTGCTTACAGCGCAGGCGTATGAGGTAACGGAAAACAGCATCGCGAGCCTTCTCTTGGTCGAAGTCTGGCATGTACTTATCGCAAAAGGTCTCTATGGATCCACACTTGATGATGGCGCAGAACTTCTTTTCCTTCAACATTTCTACCGGTAGCCAGAGCTTCTTTCCATTCAGAAAATCAGTGATGACGCATTCGAATCGAAGTCCAGGGGCATTCTCTCCAGTAATGGGACGATAACTAGCGAGGAGACTTTTGAGTCTTCTCTTATCTTCTTCAAGAATCTCTTTGAGCTTCTTATCAGAAATCTGCTGCTGAGGTCGAACCTTTAAGGAGGATTTTGCTACTGGCATTCGTTATATATAATAATGTAAAGTGTTGAATGTCAAATGTTAAGTGTGTTGACATGTCGGATAAATCTCTCTGCCTTAGCATAAATGAAACCTAAACAGAATAGGACTATGTGGAAGATACCAGCTATGTAAGGGAGAAGGAAACCTATAGCCATACCGAGCATCATCTGCCAGAAGTAGATGCGGTGATACCGATAATACCATTGCGCAGAGAATCCCATGAAGAAAGAAATCAATACGGATGCACCCAATACAGGTAATGCCGGATAGTATATGAACGACAACAACACGGAGCAGAGCCATGCTGCCAGTAGGCGATGGAAGCGGAACTGATGATGAACCATCAATATGCACCAGCCGTTGATACCCCAGTGTATAAAGTTGGCATGACCGAACATATAGGCGAAATGGGTGTATAATGGCGATGATGGAGACACAGCCAGCGAGGCATGAAGCGGAATGATGAAAGCCATCAGGAGGATGATGAGAAGTGTAATATATAATGTACGCATAATGGAAGTGATTTATCGAGTTATGAATGATGTTTTCTTATTGCGGAAATAATTGTTTATTTTCATCTGTATGTAGCGTGGAGCCATACCCAAATTGGGCGCAGGAAGATTCAGGCATACATACACAAGATTTTTGGTATTGTATTCCTTGTATTGATCCATTTGCCGGAGACGCAAGAAATCCTGATAGAAATCTTCAAAGAGTTTTTCTTTCATGGCTTGGTATTTGCCGAATTTAGGCTTATCCCCCTTGATGCGTTTACATACATACCGATAGGCTGTGCTATCAGCCAGATAATAGCAAGAGGCAGGCATCTTGGCGATGTAATCGCATATCTTAGCCATGGTGGTAGGATATTCTACCATCCTCTTGGCCTTACGAAAGAGCAGATACATTTCTTGGTCTCTTTTAAGGTAAATTTCGGATATGGAATTTAGATGTTTCATACCAGCAAAATTAATTCATCAAGATGCAGAACTTATCACAAAGTAATGCGAAATTTTCCTTAATTTAGCACACAAATATTAAAAATGAATATTTATGGCAAAGGAAACTATTGATAATCAGAAAGTTAAGTCAAAGCGAGATTCTTTCAGAGAGCGTCTTGCTCAGCGTTATCCGGACTTGAATATGGACGATGATGAGGCTGTTTATGGTCAACTTTCGACCGATTACGACCAGTATGACCAGAATAAGCAGAAAATGGATGACTTCAACAAAATGTTGCAGGACAACCCGCATGCTCCAAGTCTGGTGACAGGTCTTGTGACCAAGAAAAATGCCGATGGCAGCGACTTCAATTTTATCGATTTCATGATTGATGAAATGGGGCAGGACTATATTGATGCCATCAATGGTGACGAGAAGGCTAAGGCACGCTTGAAATCTAGCGAGAAAGAGAAACTTGAAGCCAGCGAGAAACTTGCAAAGGGCAATGAGCAACTTGCTGCCAATATGAAGCTGGAAGATGCCGAACTTGACGCTGCTATTAAAGAAGCGAAATTGAAGCCTGAGGCGATTACCGATTTGATAGAATGGATTTACAAGCGTAGCGATGATGGCGAGGATCACGATGATGATGGCTTTGTCTGGCGTGCAGCTCGTTATGATCTGAAGAAAGAAGACTTCTTGCGCCTCTTCCAGATAAAGGACTTCGACAAAGCTGTGGCTGATGCCGAGGAGCGAGGCTACAAGCGTGGTAAGAACGAGAAGATTGACCAGCAGAAACAACTGCATGATGGCAAGCAGGGCGGCAAGAAGAACATCAACATCGATGGAGGCGGTGGAGCACCTTCATTACCAAAGGAAAAGAGCCGTACAGAACAGGTGTACAGCAAGATGATTGGAATGTAGAATTAGAAATTTATAATTAATAATTTTAAATGTATAGATTATGAAACAGTTTAAGAAATGGTTTGGTTTCATGATGGCGATGCTCGTCATGATCCTTAGTGGTGGAAGCTCTTATGCGATGGCAGAAAATCCTCCTGCTGTTCCAACTGGTGAAGGTGGTGGTGGCCCGACTGGTCCTTTGAATGGTCCCGGTGTAGGTGGCTCTGGTCCTCAGTGGCAGGGTGGTAGTCAGGAGGCACAGGAAAATTTGGGCAACTGGGACTACTATGTTGCTCATGTTAACCCAACAGTCGTAGAGATGAAGTTGGAGAGCTGTCCTATTGATCAGATTTTACGTGCATCCAAGAAGATGACTCCTATCGACTCTGTTCGGGTAGAATACTATTCTATCGGTCAGAAGCCTATCATGTCAAAACTTACTACTCAGGTTAATAAGCAGACCAATGGTAACTCTGTAACCTTCGTGGTAGAAAATCCGTCAGCTTTCGATAATGGTGATGTTATTATGGTAGATGGCATCTATGGCTATGATGAGACAGGTACGAATAAGAGTACTTTGATTCCTCTTCAGTTCCGTGTAATCAGCCATGATAATGACAATAACCCTATTGCCTACGCTCTGAATGGAAAGAAAAACCCTTCGCGCGGCAACCGTGATTTTGAAGACAATATTCCGGTAGGTACAACTCTGATGCGCCTCGGAAGAGCCGCAGGCGAGAAAGAGGTTGAAACTGGTAGTTATTACTCTATGCCAGATAAGAGCTTCCAGTATTGCCAGCGATTTATCATGCAGGTTGAGGAGTCTCTTATTAACCGCATGAGTAAGACTCAGGTAAAATGGGACTTCACACGACAGGAAAAAATGGCTATGGACGATATGCGTTATGGCCAGGAGCGAAGTGGTCTGTTCGGTGTAAAGAGCATGTCGAATGGTGGCGAGAAAGTTGGTTTGACCTATACCATGGGCGGTATTTACTGGGAAGCAGGCAAGGACTTGCAGATTGGCCATTGGGCTGTCAAGAAAGATGAGAATGGTGAAATTGTAAAGGCAAAGGTAAAAGTACCTAAGCCAGGTGGTTCCGATGGCGAAACTGTGGAGCAGCAAAAAACAGTATATGAGTATGTGATCAGCGAGAAGGAACTTTCTGCATTTATCGCGGCTGTATTGAAGGGTGCTGGTAACTCCAGCCGTACGAAACTTCTCTTCGTTGACAACTTGATCTATCAGGCATTTGCTAACCTTCGCTCTAACAAGCGTATCATTACCCAGACAGAAAAGGACTATCAGGGTTGGAAACTTGACTTCGAGAAGTTTGAGAGTATGGGTACTAAGATTCTGATTTATCGCCACGATGCTTTTAACTCCTGGGGTATGGATGGTAGAGCGTTCTTGCTGGATGCTCGTTATCTTGACAAATACGTATTTGGTGTGTGGAGTAGAAATGAGTTTAACGCTAAGGATCTCTTGATTCGTAACACTGCAGGTGTTGTGATGGAGGAGTATAGCTGCTGGGTACTGACCTTCCCTGATGCTCATGCGCGTGTAGCCCGACCAGTCTTCACTGGTGATGGCGTGACCGATGAGCAGATTTTGGAGGCAGCGTAATCATCGTATAGGAAACTGATAGTTTTCTACATATATCAATCTAGGGGATAGTTGAGGCTAATGCAGTCTCACTATCCCTTCTCACCATAAACACAAATAGATATGTATAGATTTGTAGCTAAGAGCATGCTCATTTTTGTGGTGACACTTCCGAGCGGACTGATCAAGAACATTGAGTTTGAGCGGTGTGGCAACGATGCCTATTCGTACATTACGGATAACAAGCAGGTGGCAGAATGCATCAGGAGACATCCTCTTACGAAGGCAGGCCGTATCATTGATGAGAGCCAGCCGGAAGAGATTCAGCAACAAAAAGAAGAGCAGGTGAAGGACGAGAATGCCCTTCATTTCGAGAACATCACCAAGGCCAAGAACTATCTCCAGAAGACGTATAAGGTAGATGTAAGGAAACTGAAATCACCTGAGAGTGTGAAGGAGAAGGCTAAAGAGTTGGGTGTGGTGATTGAGTTTTAGTTTATAATTTTTAGTTAATAGGTTTCTTGCTTATGGAAGTTCTTATGAGTGACCTTGTGAAGGATATGCGCATAGCTATGGACGAAGTGATCCATGATGAGGTGAATGACATCATTACGGATGATTCGGACACGGAAATGAAGCAAGCCATTGAAACGGCAGCACAACAGATTCTGCTGCAAGCACCAGCGCAAATGATTCTCCCCAAAAGGGTGGAAGTTTCGCTGAATGAAAGTGGCAATCAAGATTATGATGCCATCCAAACACAGTTTACAGATGGTCATGGATGCCTGACAATTCCTGACGATTGGCTGAGACTTGTAGAGTTGAGGCTACGAAGTTGGCAAAGCACGCTGACGATGCTGATGGAACCAGGCAGCAAGGAGGCTCAGATGCAAGCCTCCCGGTGGACCAGGGGAACACCGCAAAAACCAAAGGGCATGATTACCACATCGCCAACTACAGGCAAGCGAGTGCTGATGTACTGGACTGCCGGAAGGTATGATGCCAACCATGCACCTGTTGGAGCTGTATATGATCATGAGGTTGAACTGTTCACGTATATCCCTTATCAAAAGTTAGAGGATGTGTTTTCTACTGATACTGGGCATGAAAACGAAGTGACCGACCAGAAGATCATCCTTTCCCTGACAGATGAATGCAAGAAATATCTTATCTATCGTGCCGTCAGCATCTTTCTGGTAAGTAAGAAGGAAAGCGATTTGGCAGAAAAGTATAACCAACTATCTCAAATATAATATTTTATGACTAACGATATTAATAAAGAAGATCCTCATTACAAGGGAGAATATGGCAGCATCTATGAGGTGAACCGAAAGTTCCCTACTGGTGGTGTGGCCGGTGACTTTGTGGTGATAGACGGTTGGGCTCATTACTGGAATGCAGACAGAGGAACTTGGTGTGTAAATGCCAAGAGGGATAGCTATTGGGACGAGTTGATAACAAATATCATAGAAAAGTTTAAACTCGTAAGATGTGCTACGTATATGGGCGTGGCTAGTCTTGACACTGTGCCTACAAAAGTTATTGATGCCAAAATGTATTATTTTGCGACCGCCGCTGGTACGTATAAAAACTTTGATAATCTCGTAGTTCCTCAGGGCATCAATGTACTCTATTCTGAGAATGGCAGCAGCTGGGTAAACACAACCTTGCTGGAAGTGGCTCAGGAGTTGGGCGTGAGCACCAATAAGGTTGTAAGCCAGAAGACCTTGAATGATGCATTGGCTAAGAAGTTAGACAAGGAGAGTGTTGTTCAGAAATCAGGAGAAGCTGAGGATAAGGTGATGAGTCAGAAGGCTGTTAGTGACAAACTCCGCGACTTATCATCCACTATCAACGAAATCAAGGAGAAAGCTAACACCGCCTCTACTGGTGCAAGCAATGCGTTAAAAAAGGCAGAGGCGGCAAACAAAACGGCAGAGGCAAACAAACAGGCTTTGACTACCGCTACATCTGATATATCTGCATTGAAGAAAAAAGTAGAGGCCATCCCTGCTACCATCACGAAGTTCGTGAGTATGTCGGAAGTAGCTTACGAGGCTTTAGAAGTAAAGGAAGCCGATACTTACTATATGCTCACGGAGGAATAATAGATATGGCTTATGATTATCATAAACGGAAAAGAGATAACTGCTATCAATCTTGGCAAGAAAGCCGTGAATGCAGTTTATAAGGGGTCAGTCTTGATTTGGCAAGCAATACGTTCTTGCTTCGGCTTAGGATATTGGGATGACGATAAACCTTGGCTCGATGAGGATGCTTGGCAGGACTAAACTTTTAAAGGTAAAAAAGGTAAAAAAGTAAAAAGGTAAAAAGAGCATTCTTGCTCTTGAGTAAAAATATAAAAGATAAGTTTATGGCAAAGAATGTTATTGATCAAGTACTGGAGAATATTTTTGGTCCTTGGCAAAACTATAAAGGTCGCCGAGTGAGGGAAGCTATTCAGAAGGCTCTCAAGGATGACGACCTGCTTATCAAGCAATTACAGAGCGGGAAGGGTTCTTATATGGTGTATCTGGGTACAGATGCAGCTACAAATATCGCTACGGTGGCACTATTTGCTTCTGCTGAAACTTATGGTACCTATAAGGCTGACCCTGACAATCATGCTGACCTTATACTCTCAAGTGTAGAGATACCTTTGGGTACAGGCGGCGGTTCGGCTGAAGCATCTACCATCGTAAAACTCACAAATATGGGTGCAAAGTCTATTACGGCTACCAAGGACTCAGACCTTGTGGCAAAGATACGCTTTACCTCCCAGCTTTACGACCCATCCGTTCCTGGAGGTAGTGTATCTGACACAAATGAGGAAGGTACACTCTTGATAGAAACCAGAATGCAGAATGCTTCGGAATGGAAGGTAGCGGCTAATATTGCTATCAACTCTCAGGAGGCAGCCAACACAAGTGCGTACACAGAGATAAACCTTGCTCCTTATTGTGTGGATGGTACTCAGTCAGTTCGTATGATTGCGACGGGTACAAGCTCGCATAAGAGTACGCCTTATGTCATCATTACGGTTACAAAAACCAATATCCAGATAAAATTTCAGACTAAATGGCAGAATCCTTTCGAGTACAAAGCCGTTGCTCCGACTATCTCCGTTCCACTGACGATTACGGGTACAATCAGAAAGGTACTGCATCTGAAAGTTTCTTCTTCTGACGGGAAGTATTCTCGTACATACGACTATAGTATTGGTACGGCTACATATACCGAAACTCCATATATTGCATACATCGACCATCCGAAAGCGCATGGAATTTATAATATCGAGGCATGGATTACATCAGGCGATAACGTCAAAACCGAATCCGTATCACAGAACATTATGTGTACGCTATCGGGCAATACTACTCCACTTCTTGTACTCAACAACATCGGTACATTCCAGAACTGGAGCAGCGTACAGGCGTTTGACTATGCGGTATTCAATCCGAAGGCTGACAATACGGATATTGCTTTCGTACTTACCAATTTGGAGTCTAACAGCGTAATATATAGCGAGAGTGTGCAAAACGTTCCTGCGGGAGTTATCAAGTCCCTGATTTTCGACCTCGAAGTAGAAACAGAGGATAATGTCAATTTCCCTGCATCGATGTCGTTCACTTCCGGACAGGTTGTTCTGCGTGACCAATTGCGTGTAGTAGTGGATAATAGTGAGAATTTTGCGCCTACATCGGGAGCCGACTTCTTCCTCAATCCTAAGAAACGCAACAATAGTGAGAGTGAACCTAATACCATCGTTAATGCTGTTAATAATCAGCAGGTGAAATCCACCTTCGAGGGTTTTTCTTTCATCAGTGATGGTTGGATTGTCGATGCTAATACGAATGCTCGTTGCTTGCGAGTCTTGGATGGCTCTAAGGTCAACATCAACTACGATGCTTATTCTGACGATACGCCTCTACAGGGATTGACTATCGAAATTGACTTTGCTACTCGCAATGTAACCGATGAGAATGGCATTTTGCTCCAGATGGGAACACCTTCTACCGTTGACAGTCATCTGGTGGGCTTTTGGTTGAAGGCGCAGGAGAGCTGCATGATGACCATGGAGAAGCGTGTGGAGGGTTCACAAAACTGGATTTACTCTAAGGAGACTCGTACTCATGTGGCTATCAATATCGTTCCTAACCTCTATAGTCAGGGTGTCAACTATGTGCGTGTGTTCATTAATGGTATTATAAGCCGAGAGTTTGTCTATTCCGATAACGATGCGTTCTGGCAGTCAGTAGGCGGAACTAAGAAAACGGGCGGCATAGTGATTGCGCCTCAAGGTTCGGATATTGATATTTACGGTTTGCGTATCTACAAGAAATCTCTTTCCGCTACGGATATTTATCAGAATAGACTTTCTTCCTTTGCCACTATCGGCGAAAAGAAGGCTTTCAAGGAGAAGAATGACATCTTAGGTGAAAGCGGCTTGATTTCTTACTCTAAGGCATACACCAAATACAACACCCTGCTATATAAATGTGCAGTGCCATCACTCAAGTCACCTACGGCTGTTGTGGGCGACATCGTTATTCATAAGATCAATGACAAGGCGCATAGTGGTACGCTCTATAATATGTCCCTGAAAGGACAGGGTTCTACATCTAAAAAATACTGGGCTTGGAACATCCAAAGCGACTTCAAGCGTGAGGATTCTAAGTGGGTGGATGAAAATCTTGTGGACCACGGACAATGCTATCAGAACGCCGATGGACTGCCTCTTGCCAAGAAACTGGTAGATAAGCGCAACTGGGCTTCATCGCCTCAGTCGCACAAGATGGGCGCTACCAAGCTCTACAATGACCTCTACAAGGAGGTGGTAGGCAAGAATGAGATTACCAGCATCGAGGGTATGGAGAATTGCCGTGTAGCGGTATATGAAGACCCATTCCTTGTATTCCAGCAGACTGAGAATGATAGTGAGCCTGTATTCATCGGTTTAGGTACGTTTGGTTCTGGTAAGGCAGATAAGCCTACCTTTGGCTACGACAAGACTAAGACTCCAGATATGCTGATGATAGAGGGTTCTGATAACAACCCTCGTCTTACCAAGCATCAGGTACCTTGGATTCCAGGCGACGTGAACTACAGTGAGGAAGAGGAAGGCTATGTCTATGCAGGCACTACCTCATGGGATTATGGTTTGGGTAATCGAAATACTATCTCCCGCTTCATCGAGGCATTCAATTTTGTGTATTCTCATACCAACAGACTGAAACCGTTTAATGGAACATTTACTCAACTGAAGGAGGCGAAAGGCTTGGATATTAGCTACTGCTACTGGGTAACTAAGTCTGAAGCGGGTTCCGAGCGATATGATATGTATCGCTATGATGAGATAAACAAGACTTGGGTGGCTGGTGGAACTACGAAATCTGAGGCTGGTGTGTATGCTACGCTGAATGTGAAGACTCAGACTGCCAACTACATCAGCGACGATTTCACCAATCATGAGACATACCTTGAGTGGGAAAAAGTGAATGAGGACTTTATCGCTGCACGCAGAAAGGAGTTCGCAGAGAAGATTACAACTTACTTGCACAAGAAGGATATTCTGTTCTTCATTTGCATGATGAAGTTGTTAGCAGCTTGCGACAATAGAGCCAAGAATACCTATTTATGGGTGTTCAGCTCCACATCACTGATCCGTGCCTTTCAGGATGACCTCGACTCCATCCTGCCTTTCGATAATCAAGGTAAGCTGACAAAGCCGTATTGGGTGGAGGAACATGATTTTGACACTTCGTTAGGCAAGAACTACTGGAACGGAGAGGATAATGCGCTTTATAACCTGTTGGAGGAATGTTTTCCTACCGACCTTCGTTCTACCATGAAGGAGATACTGAGCGCAATGGCTCGTCTGGGTGACGGTACGGTACAGGGCTGTTGGGAGAAGTACTTCATGTCAACCTGTCAGTATTTTCCTGCCGTGGCTTACAATGAGTTCGCACGTATCGGTTATGAATATGCCCACTATCAGATGGTGAAAGGCAACTACAACAATGATACCGACCCTATTACACAGTCGCTTGGTTCGCAAGAGGAAGGTGAGCGCCAGTGGTGCAAAGATAGAACCATCTATATGAGCAGCTATGCTAAGTATGGAGAGTTCGACCCAGGTAGTCCTTTGGGTGGAAACATCAACTATCGTTCCACCGAACAGATGGAGGTGAAGTTTAACCTCACGGCAGCTATGTGGATATACCCTGTCGTCACCATCGGTCAGAGTACCATCCTTGACGGCAAGAGAGTGAAGGCTGGAGAGTCGGTAACGGCTACTGGTGTCACCGACAGCAACACGCAGAACATCGTTTGCGGCGTGAACTATATGAGTGACATCGGAACATGGTACGACAAGCCTGCCAACGAGACCTTTGCCTTTAATGGTAGTCGTGTGCGTAAGCTGATAGCCGGTACGGACAACAAGAGTGAAATCCATCTGAAGGCTACCTCATTGCTGGTAGGTTCCATGAAATCGCTCCGCACACTGGATATCCACAATCTGAGTACGGTTTCGGGCAGCATGGACGTGTCTGCCAACGTGCGTTTGGAGTCGGTTGACGCAAGAGGCACCTCCTTAACGGGTATCACCCTGCCGCAGCAGGAGTTCCTTACCACCGTGAAGTTGCCATCCACCCTCACTACCCTGCATCTTGACGGACAGCGCGGACTGAATATTCTCTCCCTTGAGGGCTACGAAAAGCTACAGAAGGTGTATATCAACCAGGACACCTGTCCTAAGATTGCGGTAATCGACATCGTGAACAACCTGAAAGCGCAGAGCAAGAACCTTTCCTCGCTTACGATATTGGGCATCGACTGGACGGATGTATCTGCCGAAACCCTTTCCTTCTTGCTGGATAAGAAGGCAAAACTGACGGGTAGAGTTACGCTATCAGAAAGCGTATCGGTAGATGCTACCTTGAAGATGCGCATGGTAGGCATGTGGGGTAACATCGACAACGAGAAGAATGCGCTCTACGTATTATACAACAAGGTGGAAATCAAGAGTGCATCGTTGAAGGGCTATAGATACTTTGCGAAAGAAGGCGATTATGCTCTGAAACTATATACCACGCCTGTGGCTGGTAATGACATCGTGTATGTGTCATGGAAGATGACGGAAACGTCTCTTGCCACTATCGACCCGAAGACGGGCATAATCACCGTAACCGAGGCGGGTAGCCGTGAAAATGACGACAAGGCGACAGTGACGGTCACTCTTCAACTGTCGAGCGGTAAGACCTTGGAGGCGACGACTGACGTATATTTCTATGCTTATCAAGCGCAGCTTGGAGATTACGTATTTGCCGACGGAACATACGGCAGCGACCTGAGTTTTTCTGATGCTACCCCTATCGCTGTGATATTCTACATCGAGCCGAAGGAGCGTAAATGGGCGATTGCGGTAGCCTTAAAGGACTATGGTCATAGAGTATGGGGACTCTGGAATAACACCGATGCGAATAATGGTATGAATGGTATCATATTAGGTAGTAATTCTTCCTATAATGTATATAATCTGCCATTGTTACAGGATTGCACTAAAAGAATAGATGTATCTGACTCCGCGATGCGTGACGAGAGTAATACCGCTAATGACGGGTTCAAGGAATATTCTGACTTGAATACAATCAGCGACATCGGCTTTGAGAAAATTACGCAGAGTATGTATGAAACCAGTGTAGGTCATACTACTCTTGGTGAGTACCTAAACCGTGCAGGATTGAAAGTGAACGACATGGTTGCTCGTGGTCAGCTCAACACCCTCAAGATTATTGCTCACAGAGACTACATCTTGCAGGATACCAAAGTAAATCTGCCTATACCAAAGGCAACGTCAGAAAAGACTTTAGAACAAAGTCTTACGGAATGTATCAAGAGTGTTCAAATCGCTCATGGCAATGCGAAGAAGTATCAGCAGTATTATTACCCTGCTGCCAGCTATTGCAATGCCTATGTTCCTATGCTTGATAATGATACTGAAACGTTAGCAGAGACGTTTACCGAGGGACATTGGTTCCTCATGTCATCTGGAGAGATGGCACGCTGCTCTTGGTATGCGATGAAGGGATACAATCTCGGTGTTGCAAATAATATCTTTGCGCAAGCGAAGGCAGATTTTCGCTTCGAGGCATTCATTAACAATTGGTACCAACTGTCTACCGAGTCTAACGAGCTCTCTGCTTGGTTTCTGACCCCTGTTAGCGGGCATTTCGATGGTGGCGGCATAGCCTGGAAGTTAAATGAAGCGTATGTGAGACCAGCCGTCGCATTCAAGCTGTAGGCTTGGTTTGAATCAATAAGATAAAAAAGTTTTTGTATTAAATATCAATTAATCAAAATAGAAATTTATGGATAACGAGTTTATGAATGAGTCACAGATTGTGATAGGCAATGACTGTGGAAGATTTGTAGTGAGCGTAAAGGTGGAAGTAGGAAGCGAGGATATGGTCACGCTGCCAGTAGCCGTATGGAACTATGGAGCAATAGTATCAGCCCTCATCAGATATAAGTACTCAGAAAGTGAAGTGGAAGCCATCATGCGCAACCTTCTCGGAAAGAAGATGGATGCAGCGGATGAGTTTGAGGCATTAAACACATGGTGCAACCAGTGCAAGACGCGTGCAGCCTATCTGATGAACCTCGGAGAAAAGGAGTACGATCTGGTGAGCGAGGAATGGCAGGAGCGATGCAAGGCTACCTTGGAGAAGGCGAAGAAGGAGAAGTTAGCAGCCATCCTTGCTTATGATACCAGCAGCGATGTGAACGGCTTTATGCTTAACGGCAACAAGGTATGGCTCGATAAGGAAACTCGTGTAGGACTGATGAACTCCACACAGATTACCCGTGATTTGGGGCATGATACCACCACCCTTTGGTTTGACGGCTACAAGTTGGAGGTGCGGTGCGATATGGCTATTATGTTGCTTTCCTCACTTGAAATGTATGCCTTAGAATGCTTCAATGTGACGGCAGCCCACAAAAAAGCCGTCAGCGAACTTACTACCATCGAGGAAGTGGAGGCATACGACTACAAGACGGGCTACCCTAAGCAGCTGGATATTAAACTCTAATATCATTTTCCCATCATCGGGAAGATGATAGCACCATTTTCCTGACATCACGAGAATGGTAGCACCATTTTGCTGAAGTCAACAAAATGGTGTCAACGTGTAACTAATTAAATTTCTAAAGATTATGTATGTATTAAGTATGATTTCTTTTCTCCTGTGGGCAGGATTTCTCTTGCTCGCAGCCATGCGGTTCGGCATTCCCGACATGATGAGTGATGTATATTACCAGTTGCAGAGGTGTACGGGCAGTGAAGTGATAGGCGATAAGCGTAAGCGAAACTATGGGTGGGTGTTTACCGCTGTCATGGTGGCGAGTGCAATACTGATGCTCATTCCTATGCTCGACTCTGGCAAGGGAATCCAATGCCTTGCCTTCTTGGGGTGCGCAGGACTGATGTTCGTAGGTGCTGCACCCAACTATATAGACAGAGACACCCTGCCCATCCATAAATGCGGTGCGATTGTGGCAGCCATTGGGTGTGTAGGCTGGTGTATGAGCGTGAATATTCTTCCTACGGCCATCCTTGCAGTGATGCTTCTGCTCACCCTTTGGATTTTGAATAAGATTGCGCAATGGGAGCACTGGTTGGCAGAACGTGATGGACGCGAACCGGAAATGCACTTGCATCCCTGGTATTGGATAGAGATAGCGGGTTTCCTTGATGTATATCTCACATATTGGCTGTGCGTATGCTGAGAAGACTGTTTACCCTCAACAAGCGAGACTGGATAGGTCTTGCTTGTTGGCTGCTTATCAGCATATTGATAGGTCTGCTTGCTTTGCCAGTAATGGTAGGTAGAGAGATATACCAGTACAAGCACTATCACTTGGCGAAGTTTGAGTGGGAAGATATTGTGAGGTATTCCGTAGTGATTGTTCTCGGTAGTATTATTAATTACTTAATTTTAGATTCATTATTATGAGACAGATAAAAAGAATTTTCGTTCATTGTACCGCTTCATCTCAGAAGTGGGGAGTCAAGGAACTGTTGGCAGAGTTTAAGGCGAAGGGTTGGAGAAATCCAGGCTATCACAAGGTGGTAACGGAAGATGGTGTTATACATCAGTTGTTAGACATCAGCAAGGTTAGTAATGGCGTGCAGGGCTACAACTCTACTGCTATCAATATTGCATACGTAGGTGGCATTGATAGCAAAGGTAAGACTATCGACAACAGAACGGAGGCTCAGAAGGTAGCCCTGAGAAACCTCTTGAAAGAGTTGCGCGCGCAATTCCCGCAGGCGATAATAATGGGACATCGTGATATTTGGGGGAGTGATACAAGAAAATGGAAGAAATGGTGTCCTTGTTTCGATGCAAAATCGGAATATAAGGATATAGAATAATGATATACGAATAATTTGCTTACAGATTGTTACTTTTAGCAATGTTTAACTTTGAAATTTTACTCAAAATGAATTGATTTGAGCAAAAAATTGTAATTTTGTCAAGAACGTCAATTAACTATAGACAAAAGGAGGTATTTCAATGACAGAAGAACAAAAAGACGAAGTCCATCGGTTAGTTCAATCAGTCGGTGTTGTACAGTTGTCAAGAGTAATGTTTAAGGACATGGACGTTAGCGAAATTATAAACGTCATTATCCTTGCAGGTAGAGGCTACAGCATAAAGCTACTCACTTGGTTTAAGTATTATTGTGAAGTGATGCCTCTGTTTATCATGCTTTTTCATATTGCATGCATGGTAACATTTGCGTCTCATGAAAAAGAAATGTGCGTATGGTTTAAGGAGAATTGGGTATCGGCAGCATTTATCTATTTTTCCGTTTACATCCATCCGCTTGTACTTATAATTGCGAGCAGATTCTTTTGGCTCTGCTACAGATGGCGTATTCCGATGATAATCTACCTATTTGGGATAAATGCTATTCATATCGTATACTGGAATGTTTTTACCACCAACGAAATGGTGGAAGCTAATGTTGTAATACTTGTAATGACCATTATATTTTATGTATATGGTTTTGCCGATAAGTATTTCTCAGGCAAGGGCTGTCAAAGTTTAATCTCTAGATTATAATGATATGGGAAAGTTATTTGGTTATCACACCTTGGGAGTGTTATTAAAATCGTTGTCTGACTCTTGCTTTCGAGCAGACGAGCAAGAGAAGAGAGGGGAGAAGGTAACTGCTTGCGGAATGAGTAGCGATGAGATAGAAGACCTTTGTGAGAACTATCTGCCGTATGCTCTCAACCCAATGATGACTGCCGGTCAGGTGAAGAAGGAGGCGCATATCAGCGAATCTACGCTAAGAAGGGCTATTGCAGATGGGGAGCTGGAGAGTGTAGGGAACGCTGGGGATCATTCTCATTTCTTCAAGAAATGGGATGTTAGAGAGTTTATCAAGAGAAGACTGAAAAGAAACAAGTAGAAAAGGAGAGAGGCGAGAGATTGCTTCTCTCTTTTTTATGCTCTAAAACATACAATTTTTGCCTTAAATTATATACAATTATATACAATATTCTTGCGAAAATATATATACGATGGTTTTGATATGGGTCTATGTCATGTTAAAGCGTTGATAATCAGTTGATAAAAGAAAGTGTGATAGAGTTATTAAAGAATTTGCCAGTTCCTCGTATCTTTGCACACGTAATCGGTTACATGTGTGAATAAACAAAATGTACAACTTTTATTTCTTTAGGAATTATGGCAGAAGAAGTAATTAAGACTACCTCTTGTTGCAACGATGCAATGATGGGCGGTCTGCTTGGAGCGATGGCAAATCGTGACAGCAATCCTTTGGCAATGGCGGCTATGATGCGAGACCGTGACGATGCCGACATGTGGAACAATCCATTTGCCTACATGATGATGATGGGCGTGATGAAGTGGATGTATGGCGACAACTGGAACAACCGTGACAATGGCGCAGATGTGCAGCGTGCGGAGATTCAGAGTCAAATCGAGAGCTTGCGCAACCAGATGGCAGACAACCAGAATAGTAACTTGCTGATGGGTGCCATTCAGGGTAACGGCAACGACCTTAAGATGTTGGCAAGCAATCTGAACTGTGACTTCAACGCCTTGCAGAACTCTATCTGTGGCATCCAGGCAGGCATCCAGCAGCTTGGCGGTCAGGTAGGATTCTCGGCAGAGCGAGTAATCAACGCGATTTCACAAGGTGACTTGCAGATGACAATTGCGCTTAAGGATTGCTGCTGCCAGACGCAGCAGAACATTATCCGTATGGGTTATGAGAACCAGATGGGCCAGAAGGACATCATTAACCAGATGCAGCAGGGCTTTAGCTATACCAACACTGGTATAGAAAGAACTGCTTCGAACCTCGGTTTCCAGATGCAGCAAGACAAGTGTGACATCATCCGTGCAGGTGAGAACAACACCCAGCGCATCATCGACACCTTGACAGGGCATTGGAGCCAGGAGCAAGCAAACGAGATTCAGGACTTGAAGTTCAAGAACTCACAGCTGCAGCAGAACATCTATCTTGCCAATCTTATGAATGGCGGTTGCGGATGTGGCGCAGGTGTAGCAGGTGGCTATCAGTAAAAAAGTAAAGAATGAAACAGAAGCGTAGTGGTATGAACAAGATTTCTCCAGTGGGTTTGGCTACTACAGCATTGGTAGCCAACCAAGTTTCAGTCTTAGCTACTTACAATGAGAAGCTTTGCAGACCTTATTGCGTGAATGGTAATGTGCAGCCACAGGCAAGCATAACCTACAGTTATGAGCAGCCTATCCTGAATGGCACAACTGTGTTTGTACCTATCGTGGCGACCATCTCCATCATTTCGCCTGTAATAGGCAACAGAAACGTGATGAGAGCGCAGCCTTTGATTTACACGGAAAGATGGGTAGCAGCCTTCCAAGGGCAGACAGCACTGCCAACGGCTGTAACTATCGCCAGTGTTGGCAGAACGCAAAAGGCTAACGATGTGGTATGCGGAAAGGCTAGAGGCCTGAGCATATTTGACAGTCTAACCGTAGCATTGACTACTGCTTAGTATCATTATAGGGGGAAATGGTGGATGGTGTGTAAGCCATCGTTTCCCTCGCATTATCCATTTAAAAAGATACGATTATGATATTTAGAGACTTGAAGGCAGGATTTCCAATCTATCTATTTGATAGAGCCAGCAGAAAATTTAAACAAGGTAAGGTGACGACCAATCCATGCCCTGACTTTGAGAATGGCAAGCAGAACGTAATGGCTGCTATGCCAGGAATGCCGAATTATGGGGCAAGGAACGTGAAAGTAAACGTGCAAACTGAGGATGGCAAGCAGTCTATCTACTCGGTTGTAGATACTGAGCAAACAGCATACAGCGACACCCTTGTAATCTCTTGTAGTAAGGAGAGTATCATCAACGAGGTAAACGCATTGAAGAACCAAGCCAATGACATCATCAATAAGATGCCGGACTTCAAGCAGACCGTAAAGGACTGTGATCAACTTCTCTCAGAGTTGGACACATCATTTCGTGACCAGCAGAGAACAAATCAGCGACTCGACAACATGGAAAACAAGTTGGACGAGATTTTCAAATACGTCAAATCACAAAAACAAGAATGATATGAACTTAGTAGAACTTATCACAAAATATCAGGCAGATGCCACACCGGAACAGATGGTGCAGGTAACTAAGATTATCGGCAAGTTTGTGGCGATGCATGCCGAGGAAGATGATCTCCTGAAACTGTATAAGGAGATTTATGGGGTTGTGGGTAACGGCCACTTCAACGACTTCTTTGCTGAGGCTCAGATCAAGAAGATGGTGTTTGAGGATGACAAGGAGGTAGAGCATCGTGCTCCTTACTATACCATTGCCAAGACGCAGGAAATCTATGAGACGGTGAAGGACGAGATCAGACCTTACAACCAATGGGATTTTGCCGTGGTGCTGAACATGATCTACTCTGACAACTATAATCTGATGAAGAAATGGTTCCCGGAGGACAGCGAAGAGCAGTTGATGGATAAAATGGTGGATCTTGCCGTAAATTGGCTGAGGGATGATGATAACCCTTATGGCCATTGTAAGGCATGGGGGTACTTCAATTACTAAATAAGAGTGAAGAATCCAATTGCTTTTCAGACGAGTGTTTAATTTCCATAATGACCTAAGATATATAAAAGAAAACTATCAGAAGAAGAGAATGCAGGCGGAAAATGGGCTTGTGTTCTCTTTTTTCGTATGAAGTTGCGCAACTTATCACAGAAAACTGGGAATGATGGCTTATATTTGCATCGTTTCCATAACGGAGTGGGGACAGATAAATGAAAAAGAAAATGAATGATATTCGAGGTTACTTAATTGGGACGATATGGACTTTTCTGAGTCTGATGGTTCCCATCAGGGATTTTATGATTGCTATGATGGTATTATTTGGGCTGAACCTGGTGTTTGGCATCGTTGCTGCAGTTTTTAATGGCGAAGAATGGAACTGGAAGAAATTCGGTATGTTCTTTGTCTGTTGTGCAGTGTTCTTCGTGACGGTGGCTGCATTGTTTATTATCGGTCATTTCTTGCATTCTGATACAGAGGCTCTGTTTTGCGTGAAGTGGGTGTGTATAGCTGCAACCTATCTGTTCACGACCAACATATTGAAGAACCTGAGACGGATGTTAGTGTCAGATACGCCCTTTTATAAACTTGTGGACTATGCTTATTATGCGCTGACACTTGGATTCGTAGAGAAATTCCCGATGTTTAAGAGATACCAAGAACATAAAAACAATAAAGAAAAAGGAAATGAAGGAAATAATATCTCATAGCTTATGAAATCGAAACATTTAATTATCTATCTGTTCGTTTGGATAGCGTATTTCTCAATGTTGTTTCTGACGAGTTGTAAGACGAAGACTGTGACGCAGGAACATTATATTACGGACCAAACAAAGAACAAAAGTTTGGATGCCTCCTGGCAGGAGCGATTTATCTCTGCTTTTGAGCAGATGGCAAATAGCAGGATCCAGGAGCACGAAACATCTGTAAAGGAAAGTACACATACAAAGGATAGTACTTCAACCACTGTAGATCAGAATGGAAAGCCTATCAAGACAGAATCATGGCACTCTGTTGTGACTAATCGGAACACAAAAGAGGTGCTGAGGCTAAAGGATTCCATTAACATTATATCTAAGAAGGTAGATAAATATCAACTTCTTATGGTTCAAAAAGATTCGCTGATTCGGTTAAAGCAAGACTCTATTAACATTATGAGGCGAGAACTAACCAAGAATGAGCAGCGACTTGTGACTATAGGGAAGGTAAGTCTTGTTGCGTTAGTAGGTATCATCATGGCCATCACAACAGGTATTCTTGCTTGGTTATGGCATCGTAGAAAAAATGTGATCAAGTATGAAGACAATAACAATTAAAATCATCAAGAAAAGCGTGATGGGAGTGGTAGAAGGACTATCTGCCACCATTGCGCAGCATAACCCAGAGGTGGACTTTCAGACCGTCTGGGCGAGCGATGGCGAGGAAGCGAAACTGGATATATACTATCGGGAGGCGATAACCGACCTAGAAAATTTTCTTGCGAGGTTTTCTTCTTCGACTACCCAGAAATTTGATCTGCAGGCTCTGGCTGATGATTTCTCTATCAATATAGTGACACTTGCTTCTTGGCCGCCAAGGTTAAGTGGTGTGCTGAGCAATCAGATTCAGAACTATCTTGTGCATGCAATCATTGCCGGGTGGCTGAGCGATTTTCCGGATATGGCTCATACGGACTATGCCAGTATGGGAGCGAGTGACCTTGATGCCATTAAGGAGATTTTGTTAAAGAAAGACTTTAGCTTTGCTGAGGCTGAAAGAAAAGCCGATGATACAACGAAAGAAGGCTCTTCTCCTATGGCTTCGGCAAGAAGTGGGGATGAAATAGGTAAGCAGAAGAATGCGCAGGCAACTGCCGGGCGGTCTGTAGATGCTGAGGCTAAAAGTCAGAATGAACTGGATGCTGAGGCTCGAAATGTGGACGAAGTAGATAAGGATGGCCAGAGTGGGCCGAAAGGATCTGAGCGCAATCAGGACTTCGTTTCGCAGCATTTTCATCATGATCGTGTAGACTGGAGCGGAGGCAGGCCACCTTATGAACTGAGGTAGATTTATTAATCATCTAAATATTTCGAAATATGGATAGTAAACTAATTACTTTGAACTTTAGCATGGAGCAGGTATGTAATGACATATTGGCCCGATGCTATGTGTTGAGCCAGGGACTGGTGGATGATGCCCAGAAGGACATCAGAGCCACTATCGAAAGCCCTGACAGTAAAGAGACTCGCAGTATTATTAATCGTGCAGTAACGGAAGCTATCGGTAATATCAAGGTTGCAGCTCAGCGTTATCTGACCTCAGGTAGAGTGGAGGATAACAACAATCTTGAGCGACTTGTGAAGGGTACGAAGAAGTATGTGTACACCGATAACAACAACGGCACATGGACTGAGGTTGTGACCACAAGCATCATCGGCCAGGAAGATGAGGAAGTGACTTCTACCGTAACCAAGGCTGGTAATGATCGGGAGGAAAGTATCTATGAGACTGTTACCCTGAAACTTGAGATTCCGAACTGGAACGTGGCTGTGACGGATGCGCTTAAGAGCAATATGCATCGGTATATGGTTGACTATACGATGAGTCAATTTTTGCAGGATCAGTATGCAGACAAGGCAGGACAGTATGGGGAGAGTGCTACAGCAGACTTCAATAATATGAAGAGCAATCTGTTAAGCCGGGATAACTATACTTTGAGACGGCCGAGTTTTACTTAATGAAACTTTTTTTTTTTATTTCGTTTTAGGTGTGTTTATGGAAAGAGCCTTCGCTTCGGGATAACTCCTGATTTGCGAAGGCTCTTGTTTTTTGACATGGCTATAAAGCCATTGAGCGGTTGTTTTTCTGCTAGAACTTGCTGAAACGCCTGATGATTTCGAGGCGCGTATCAAAGTATTGATTAATTGATTTCATCTTCAGGTATAGGGCGATGCGGAAGAAACGATAGCTGTGAGTAGCCATGTAGCTGGACTTCATGCCGCCCAAGCGACCGATGTAATGCCAATTCTGATTATCATTGCTGCCATACAACCACATGATTGGTATGCTGCCAGACGTGAGGGAATGGATATAGCCTGTAATGGAATCAGGTACGTTATCTTCATCGAACTTCAAGGTACGAGTAACTATGATACCATGATACTCTGTTGGATCTTCGTAATCGTAACCCTTATCAAGCACCATCACGCTGCCATCCCTATATTGTATGTAGGGGTGTGGGTAGGAATTGATTGCCGTGAGCACGTTCTGTATAAGGAAAGTGCTCCAGGCATTATCCTTGATAGAATAGCAGAGTGCCACCGTATCAGCCGTAGAGGCCCTACTCGTCTGCGTAACATCTAAACAGAAGATGCGAGAGTTTTTGTAATCGTAGATAACCTGACAATGCTGGAAGAACTCTATAGGCGAGGAGGTGAAATCTATGAGTTGTCGCATCTGAGCCTTGATTGTCTTGACGGATTCGCTATCCCCTTCTGTATCAACGAAGAAGTTGAGGAACTTACCTAGGCTACCGGAAATATTGAAGCCTGGACCATCTAAGACATCGGACATTGAAACCACTTGTGACTCTGCTATGCGACTGAGGGAGCGGTTTGTGGCAAAAAGAACGGACTGGTCTAACTGAGTGATAGACTTCGGATTGCTACAAACCTCACGACTAATTGGGTGGATGCTGCTATAAGTGCCTTTGGATGAGACTTCCATCGCCCAGATACCATCGGTAGAGAATGCCATTAATGGGTACTGACCAAACTGTCCCTGTGAGAGCGCACGCGTGGTGGAGGCTATACCCTGTATAGTTCCGATACCTACGGTATTGATGCCATTCAGAGGGAAATAGAAGGCATTATCGGACTCAGATGTGTAGATCTTGTTGGGAAGTTCTACTACGTCATCAACCGTATACGTAGGAGCATCAACAATGTAATCGTCTCCATCGTCCTCGTATGTACCCATGTGAATAGATCCATTCAACTCATCGCAAGGAGTGAGCGGAAAGCCAAATACTACCACTTCGTCATCTACTACCACATCGTCATCTGGACGTGTGAAAAAGTACATCATATCTGCCCTAGAGTCAGGGTAGAACTTCGCAGCATTACAGAACAGAAATTGCTCGATGTAGTAATAATGTCCTTCTGTATTATATAATCCTCGCTGTTCTACGTACTTGACACCAGAGGTCGTATTAAGCCTTACTACGATTTTATCTACTAAGTAAGTCATTTTACCTAGAACCTTGATGTATCGCGCCTGAGGCAAAAGAACAGCATCGGTGAATCCTGCAAATAGTTTTTCCTTGATACCATATAAATTGAGGCGGTGATTATAGACATAGCCACCTTCTGCAAAAAGATAGTTATGGGTCTTATAATCATCCTTCATCTGTTCTTGCAGAGCCACTTGATAGACTGCATTTTTATCGACTGGGAGATAATCGCCTGATCGAGTCCAGAAATTATCTAAGTCTAATGTGCAGACCTTGTAGTAAGCAGAACTGTTTTGCAGTTTTTTCTTATACGCATCGTTAGCTAGTGTTGGGAATTTAACTGTAACGTAACCATATTTTTGAGCAGGATTATTCTGAAAATAAGTACAAGACCTTGCACCCATACTTAAGGCATAGGTGCGTGGGCGAATCTGTAAACTACTAATTTTCTCAGATGTGTCTACATTTGTTATAGGAGGAGTAATGAAAAAGTCTACCGACTTGATAACATCCTTCCATTTTCTTAATTCCGTCAGAGATTTTCCTGAATCGGCAAGATAATAAAGTAGCGATGTGTTACGTGGATAATAATAGAACGTAGCACCTTTGAAATATACAGCTAATGCTGTACCTTTGCTATCTTTTCTATTATATCCCTTTTCGTTTTCATAATTTATAGCGGAGTTGATTGTGGCATTTCCTTCATTCCAATTACCATAGGCATCAATAGAACCCTCGCTAAAACCATTAGATGGAAAATAAAAATTAGCAGCTTGCACTAAATAGGTATTCGGTACTTGTACTGGTATGAATACAGGCGCAGAATGCATGATCATGCTACCATCAAACATACGGTAACAGTAGCGAATGAAAAAATTGGCATAGAAGCGACCATTACGAGCTATGATATTATTAGTACGATTAACTAAAGCATATATGGACTGGGTCAAGTCGGAAGCTTTTTCCTCCTTAATATTTACGCAAATATCGCCAGGATGCCAAGTTTCTCCTTTCACTTTGGTATAGGCTTCATCGCACGATATGGTACTTTGTTGCCATGCTTCGTTAAACCCATTTTTACTACCCTCTGCATCTATACCTCCAGATGGGTAATCCTCTGGATTATCTTTATTTTCGACAGTAAAACGAATGTTAAGAAACGGTGGTTTAAATCCAAGATACAGATAGTCACCACCATTGTTCTCACCATTGCGCTCGAAGAGAGCGTAACGAATACCATCACTACAGATTATAATGAGAGTATTACCTATAGAACTAACAGACTTTAATGTACCTTCTTGAAACGAACATATAGTATTCATATAGCTTCCATAATCATCGAACCAATGGAGAGAGTTCCCTTTTTCGTGATAACCTATGAAATTCTTATAACCATTGGTTTCATGAATATATACTAACTTCGTGTCACCAGCTTCATTTACCCACAACTTTCCGGGTATTTTTGTTCCTGTGACAATAGAAGGGCGCAATGCGCCATCATGCAGCTCTAGATTGCCGCAGAGGGATAGCGCACCGTTTTCTACTGCCATTTCATCAGGAGTGAGGCTGAGGCCTTTGTATCTAATTGACTGTTGCATATTTCTTAATGTTTAATATTTTATTATCGACAATGCTCGCTGTCGGCCCTATTGACGATTGCTAAGGCTGGACAACTGACGCCATTTACATTGAGATTGATGGTTTCATTAGCCGTAACCAGTTCTATCTGCTTAGTACCAGTCGGGATATTCGGTATATAGCTGAGCAAGAAACTGACGGTAGAAACATTACTGGCATGGAGTTGCCCCTTACGGCCAGACAGTTTGATGCATACTACTTCTTTAGCTTCTATATCCGGTGTGGTCTTAATGACATACATCTGCTTACTTGGCGTATAGAAACAGAAACAAATCTTATCACCCGGATGGAGATCCAGCAGTTTGCAAGGACTAGACCTTAGAGTGATACGCCCATTCAGATTAAGGGCAAGTCCTCGCTTCTGAACGCGAGGACGATTGAGAATAATGACATCATTTGTTTGCTTCATGATCTGTAGGTTTGTGGAGCCAGAAACGGAAATAATCGTTTTCGGCATCCTGGTTGCGTACTTTGACGTATTCTCTGGTAACATAGAAATGCTTCTTGCTAAGAGTAGGGTTGAGGTTGTAATCATTCAACATCATGGCTGGCTCTACTCTGCCATCGAAGGAAATTTCATACCAGTAGCGATGGAGAAAGAACCATGGACGAAGACGGACCTCCTGAATGGTGGTGTAATTACTCTTATCTGCCCGGCACGGTACGATGCTCCAGCTACCATCCTGCCAATGCTCTGTGGTCACTTCTCCACCTGGTGCCATTTCATGTTTCTTGATGATGGACTTTTGTATTTTGACAAGAAGGCAAACATCAGCCGTGAAAACTTTAGCCATCTTGCCATGGCAGAGCATGACAAAGCGGCCTTTCTTATCAGGAAGTAGGCTACGCTGTTTGCCCGGCTTATTGATGACACAGACGGTGGAGAGGAACTTATGTCGATCCATGGAGAGAAAATCGGGCAGTTTCGCCTTGGCGTGCATGCGGTCGATGACCTTCTGGATCTTTTTGAAGTTTTTCTCTGCCTGAGTCTCATGAATAGTGACCGGAGATTGAGGTAACTGATCTTTTCCCTTTTGCTCACGAATCTTCTTAACGTTTTCACGAACCTGCTTCTTAGAAGGTATTTCCAGAAGATGCCCCGTTTTCTTATCAAGTCTGTATCTTGTTTTTTGTTTTTCCATAATGAGTATCTTTAGATGTTGCCAGAGTTGAGGCAAATGATTTCGAAATGATGATTCTCGCAGATGTCGTTGCCGTTGGCCATACGATGATTGAAGGAGCAAGGGATATGCTTGTTGTACAGATCGCATTGAAGGCAATTATCAGGAACATCTTTCTGTTCTTTGCCGATACCTTCGGTATCTATAATTATACACAGCTCATTAGGTACTGCTCTCACGACACGACCGAAATGGTCATAGAGTTGACCGGGAACGATACAGGTTGCCTCACGGAGGGATGGGAGATTGTAACCCATCTTACGGATAAACCAGAGGCGTAGGTAAATGATTAAACGTTTCAACTTTTTCATATATGATTGATGTTATATATTAATAATGTGGGTAAAGATACGAGAAAAATGAGGATAAAAAGTGATAACTTGCGCAACTTAGCTTGTTGAGAACCAAATTGCGCAAGAATTGTCAGTAATCACTCGGTTTTACCGTCCTTCTCTTTCTGCTTGTTATCAGCGGAAGGCTCATGCTCGAAGACATCAAAAATATTGGTCTCGCTGAGGCTCTTCAACTCATAGTCTATCATGGTCTTGCCCATGACTTCATCAACATAGCGCTTGGCACGTTCGATGCTCTTGGCTTGGATGAGGTAGTTGACATAGGTACGCTTCTCCTTATCCTTCTTTTCATCAATGGTGATGAAAGCCAAACGAGCCTTGAACCAAAGATCATCGTCATCAATATCAGAGAAGAAAATCTCGTTGTAGTTGGCAGGGTTGATGTTGGCAATCTTAAGTTCACCAGATACATAGACTGCCATATTATCGATAATGCTAGCTTCTGCCTCGGTGAAGGAGAGGGCATCAACAACATACAGCTCGTTTACCAATTTATCGTTTCCATCCTCCTGGGTCTTCTCATAGCGTACCTTGCACTCGAACCATGTGCTTGTACGAGAGCGGAGGGAAGAACCATTACCTGTGCCAATGAAGGACTCCTTTGGCTGGTTCTGAGACTTGTCTTGTGCCTTAGCCTCTTCCTGAGGCTTTTTTTCTGTCTTGTTCATAATCTTAAGAATTTAAATTGTTATTAATAATTTTGTCTATCTCTTCCTGAGGTAGCTCTTTTCCGTCTTTGCCAAGATATTCCTTGCAGATGAAATACATGGTGCCAGGAGGGTCGGGATGGCGGTAGTGGAAATTCAACTCTATATTGGCAAGCTGCTCATCCGAGGAATTAAAGATAGAATGAGCCTGATGTGCTCTTGACATACGTTCCATGACGTGGTACTGGATGATGTAGCCATCTTTCTTTATCTGCTCGTCTTTGAGAAGAATGAGCATCTTGTCTATCTTGGCTTCTTTCTCCTTGATGGTCTTGAAGAGGGAGTTGACCAGCTCCTTGTCGGGCTGTGGCTTCTTCTTCTCTTGGAAATATTGGATGGTTGAGGCTCTAAGTTCTGCCACCAGAAGGAAAAATGTGCCGTTGTCGTTCTGAGGGACATCATTTCCGTCTGCCTTCATGATGATGCCATCAACACGCTTTTCAAGTTCGATGGACTGGCGCAGCATCTTCTTATCGCGGTGTGCCCAATATTCCTTTTCCGTGGTTCGCATAGCTGAAACCAGCTTGCGAAAGGATAATACTGATTCTTCACTCATATCTTATATGATACCTAAAGTTTGTTTGACTTTTCTGATGTGCTCCTGTTCCTTGGGGAGGAGGTTACCTTTTTCGTCTATTCGGCAGAGGAGTCTGAGATTTGGCTTAATGGTTATCCATTTGTGAAGACCATCATGCTCACGCTTTATCTGTCGAAGTTGGGCTTCTTGCAGTCTTTCGTGCAAATGCTGCTCATGACGAAGTTTACTGATTTCGTTCTGTATTCTGTCCATTGTTAAATTCTTCTGAAGGGGTTGTATCTAATATTGAATCCCATTGATCATAACCGACAATATCTAATGCTCTTATAACATCACACACTTTTACAAAGGTATAATCATTCTTATATTTCATATTGTTAATATTGTGAAAATTAAAAGCACAAGCTTGTAGATATTCTTTGAAACGCTTCTTTTCTTCCACAGAGAGGTATGATGTACGAGAGAGAAGTTTATTTTCTAATCCCTTTAATGCTACCTCATTTTGCATTCTATATTTATCTACGCTTGTAGAGAATGAAACAGAAGTTTCATCAAAACGCTTAAAAGTCTTATCTATCATCTTTAAAAACTTGTCTTGACTCAAATTGAGGTCTCCAACTTCAACCTTTAACTTGGATAGAACTTCTTCCGTATCATTCAAACGAGATATTTTTCTTTTGACAGTCTCGGAAGCAGAAGCTAACACCTCTAGAGATCTTTCTAGATTGGCATCATTTTTCTTGATAGCCTCTCTGTATGAGATAAGTTCATCACGCTGATCTGCGATAATTCGCATCATACGCTTGTTTCTGTCATCGAAGCGAACCTTGAAGTTCTTGTCTCTTAGCGTGCAAGAGACGATGCCAAGCGTGATAATAAAGACCACGCTGAGGCAAATAATTAATGTTATTGTTACATACATAATTGTATTTTTTTATTGTTCACACTTATTTCTTGTCTGGAAAATTCCCCAACAATACAATACGAGTTTTTAAAACATTGTAGTAATGTCTCATTGCATGATATTGAGATAGCATTAATGCTGTCTGAACAGTTCCGCATTTTTCAACGATCTTGTCGTAATCATTCTCATTCAAGAAAGCATCGAGTTTATTAAAACGTTCTTTCAACTCCTTGAACTCAATATTGAGACGGTCCTTGAAGTCTTCTGCTATCTTGTACGACTTCTCGAACACATCTTTTGGGGACCAGGAATCGTAGGTACTGCCATCTGGGTTAGTGTACTGGACGTGATAGCCAGATCTCCACTCATGATTATCCTCGTTTTTACGAGCAAAACCTTTAGCCACTGCGGTTGCTTCATCCATAGGTGCAGCCATAACCTCTTTTGTACCGATGTACAGCTTTAATGTTGATGTTTCCATATCTTCTTATTTATTAATTTTGACATAATTTGTTTCATCTATTAACTTTTTGTTTAATGTGATACGATTATCAATACATTTGTTAAGTGCATACTTGATGAGTTGAATGGTATCTAAATCCAGATATTTGTACAAACCTACCTTTTCAATACCATTTCTTCTAGTAGCTATATCAACATATAGCTTTGCCGTAGTATTGTCTTTCAATTGCTTTTCATTATCTGCAATTTTATCGACTATACCTTTAAGATCTTCTAGTTGTTCTATTTCATATACTGCATTATTTACCTTGCTTAGATCTTCATTGATTCTTGCTAATTCTTCCTTTGTCATACGCTTTAATAGTCTTCAAATTCGTTTGATTTCTTAATGATGTAATTGCTATCAATTCGTATGCGAGCATCGAACATGATGCATCTGGCTAAAACAAGCAGGATGTGGTCGTTACTGACACCGGAGAACATTGGGAATGAAATGGTACATTTTCTGTTCTGTACATTTATTGTATCAAAATGGTAATTTTCATCTGAATTCTTTGTTGGCAAACCTAAGATGCTGTATGTATCATCACTACCAATCTTTGCGAGAGTGAAATTATATTCCGTCTCTTCGTCATATTCACAGATACTGATATGTACTTTCTTCCAACCATAGAAATCCTTGTCAGATACTTCAAGTTCAAAGCTGTTATTGCTATCAACATCTTCCAGATCTACTTTTTTCATCATGTCTTCTGCCAAATTGGTGAGCAAAATGGTTCCATCACCTTCTTCTTTAAGATGAGTGAATCCTTTTCGAAGTTCTTGCGCAAAGCTTTCGACACATTTTTTGTTGACGAAATTCTCTATCTCGGCAGTCAAGGATTTGCTCAACAACTCTGAGAACTCAGGCAATTCGAGACTAGTAGAAGGCGCATTCTTTGCCATGTATTCCTTCAACTGCTTTCTGTAAGGTGAATTGTAACCGAGATAGTAGTCTTTTACTTCTTCGAGTGCTGCCTTCATAGCAGCATCTTGTGCAGCCTTCTGGATAACATTCATATCCAAGACTGGGGCGGTGATTTTAAAATCTGTTTGCATAATAATTATTTTTCTTTGTTTATATTTTTTTTTGAGGGACCAGCGATAGAATCGCTGGGAACGGTGGCTTTTACCATATTCTTGTTTTCAAAATAATCAAACGTTTATTGCGTTTAACTAGATTTTCTAACTTTTTCATATCAGATAAATACTGATCCACAGTCTTCATTGTCTTTTTCATAAGCTACTTATTCACTTTGACTAAATTTTTGAGATTGTTGAAAGCCTCATAGTCTTCCTTGCTGATTTCTATGCAGTTGTCGAACTGGATAGTTGCAGGATCAGCTATCTCTGAATATCCTTCATTAATCACCTTGGTAGCCTCCATTAGAGGGAACAATGCTGAGCCATCATCCTTCATGATGGTAAAGTCAACCTTACGCCATGTGTTGGCTATGTCTTTGCGTATGAATGATGCGACTACGTAAAAATATCTTTTCTTCATATTACTTCTTGTTTTTAATGATTTTGTTTAATACTTGCTTGTTGTGCTCAGTATCATCGTTACTCAGATGATAAGATGTTATATTCTTAAGGATGCCTAAATCAACTGAAAGCATGTAATCGTTGACAACTTTAATGAAGTCTTCCAGAGAGCGACAAAGAGCGTATTTATAGCCAGCACACTGCCAGTAGCCCTGGAAACGTTTCTGATGAACTGTCTGATTGTTTGTCTTGCCATACTTCAATTCAATGCCCAAGCCGTAGAATAATTCTGTACCTCTGTTGAGAGCTCCGTTTTTGCCATTCTTGTATGAAGGGAGAGCTAGGATGAGATCTGGAACGCCCGGCACAACTCCAGATGCAGCGTTGATGGCTATCTTCTTGCCACTGGTAGCACCATCAGACTCATTTTTGGGATGAAAGAGGAGAGAGGCATAAGCCGGGTACTGGAGACGGAACCAGCGCACACAAGCTATCTGTAGCTGCCCTTCATGTTGCACCTTCTTCTGTTTGGTAGCAGATTTCTTGGTGTATTCAGGATAATTGCCGTTGAGGCGGTCGATTAATTCTTGTCTGTCCATAATCGTATGAATTAAATTGTTTGTTACTTGTGTTTCTTAGTCGCTGAGAAGAGATTGGAGATAATTCTGAGTCTGATCATCCAAGTCGGCCAGTGACTGTTCTTCTTCTGCCACCGATGGATTCCAGGCGATGCCCAGTTTAGCTAGAGTGCCATTCTTGTAGGCATCTTTCACCATCTTTGCCATCGAGCCATTCGGGTTCTTCTTGGCGGCTTCTATCCAGCCTAGATACTTCTGCCGTAGGGCTTCGGTCTGTTCTTTCTCCTCAGCCTTTTTGCGCTCTTCTTTCATTCTGAGGCGAGCTTCTATTTCCTCGTTGGTCTCCTCGCGTTGAGGCTGTGGAGGAGAAGGTGGTGGAGAACTTGAATGCTGAGGCTTCTTCCCGGCTGAGGCTACAACTGTAGGATTGTCGAAGGTTCCTTCCATCAGAGCCTCGTAGTTTTTCGGATTGAAGAGCCAGTTGAAGGAGATATAGCATCCACCATCCTTGCGCCCTGAGAGAAGATCGGAGTTGAGAGCCTTGCGAAGCATCGGTTCTATATCCTCGAAGGAATAGTCTGAGATAAACTTTGCCACCATCTTCTTGCGGTCGGGAGTCATCTTTGAGATTGGCTTGACCTGCGTGCCCAGAAAAAGGCGATTGAAGAGTCTTAGCACTTCCGAGAACTGAACTTCCGGATCCAACGACTTTTTTTCTTTTTCTTTTTTTTGTGTGTGGGTGTGGGCTTTCTCCTTTCTTTGTTTGTTTTCTTTTATAGGGGGTTCGGGGGAAATGTTTTCTTTTATTTGTTTCTTTCCTCTTACTTCTGTGCCCTTACCCTTGCCCTTGTCTGTGCCCTCAACTTCGGCAGAATCTTCGGAATCACCTTTATTTAAAGGGGTTTCGGGATTGTTAATCTGTGCCCTATACTGTGCCTTTTGGTGTGCCCCTTGTTTAGGGTGTGCCCTGGAGCGTGCCCCATCTTTGCCCTTAATCGTGCCCCTATCTGTGCCCTTGGTATCTTGAAGATACGCTGTACAATCTTGTGTATCAGTAACTTGCGAAGTTAAAATCTGTGCCCCTGATTGTGCCCCTATCTGTGCCCTAAAGAGTGCCCCATTCTGTGCCCCAAGTGGGTTTTGATAGGGTAGTATGCAGTGGGAGAGGGGATGCGAACTGTTAACATACACTATTGTTGAGGCTTTAGGGGAGCTGCATTTTGTGATGATTCGCTCCTGTATGAGAACATCGATGGCACAGCGGATAGACTTTACCGAGGTATGGAGCCGATCAGCGAGCAGACGTAAGGAGAGCGTAGCAGCGGAAGCCTCATTGTGGGTGGCAGACAGGAGCACGTAGATGAGCACCTGTACCACCACCGGACGATGAAAGTAACGCCATTGCAGCAGCTCTGGAGTAAGAATGTAGCCATCTGTTTTCATTTTTATTGTTCTTCTTTATTTGGAATGTAGAATTTACGATTTCTATCATTTGTTGTTTTCTTCTGCCTCGATGGCACGGAATATCTCGTAAGCCACTTGTGGGACCCAGGCATTGCCGTAAGCCTTTATGGATTCTTGTCGCCACTTGGGGAAAGAAATGGTAAGGCTGTCCACATCAAAGGGAATCCCATCATTTCCTCTACAAACAGGGGATTGAGTTGGGAAGTTCCTCCACCAACCTGATTGTTGAAGTCGAGAAAGTCGGTCAGTCCATTCGGTCGGAGTGCTCCGTTCTTCCGGCTGTACATCCCTTTTGCACCCTTTTCTTTCAGTCCTTTCACCCGGTTGGAGTGTTTTATCTCCATTGCAGTAGGGGTGGGAAGAAGACCGTTTACTGCTAAGGCTGTAATTCCTTGCCCCATCTGGGAATTGGGATTGATTGTCTTTGTGAACTTCGTGGCTTCTATGCTGCAAGGCGTGGGAAGCAAGCCTTTTCGAGCGGCGAGTGCCAAGGTTGGACGATCTGCAGCATTCGGTGATGGACTTCTGTTTATTCGCCCTCCTCCTTTGTCTATGGCTGTTGGAGTAGGAAGAAGTTTTGCTACTGCCATGTCTTCTAACCCCAGGCTGTGGTCGGTCTTGCCCTTCTTTGGATTTCTTCTCCCTCGCTCGTTGATTTCCATGTCCTTGTGAGGAATATCCATCGCATTGGGTGTGGGCAATATGTCCGAGAACATCACTTGTGAAGCCAGGCTTCCGTATGTCGTTCCGTTCCGATAACCGTTCTTTTTGGCTCTTTCCTTGAATTTCTTCGGATCTTCGGTTATCATTACTGCTGTTGGGGTTAGAAGGAGTTGTTGATATTCTTCTTGCAACAATCCATACTCTATCCCTTCTGTGGGGCGCTCCGACACTGCAAGCTGGAATAACAATCGGTTGGACGGAATATCCTTCGGCTTCGAGATCTGCACAGATTTTATCGAGTGTGAATCGGCTTTCCTCTCTGTATATGTAATTCTCTTCGAAGAGATCGTCTGTGCGTCCCATCTGAGTGACTTGGCAGGACTCCACCATCGTCTTGATTCCAGCAACGTTTTCACCAACGACCCAAGTGGGGTGTATCTGCCGTATCGCTCGAAGCATCTGAGGCCAGAGGTAGCGATTATCGTCCGCTCCCTTTCTTCGACCAGCGAGGGAGAAGGGTTGGCATGGGAATCCTCCGGTGAGAACATCGACTTTTCCCTGCCACTGATGGAAGTCTGTTTTGGTAATGTCTTCATAACTTTCTGAATTTGGGAACCAGTATTGGAGCACCTTGCGAGGGAACTCTTGTATCTCGCAATGGAAGAGGTTCTGCCATCCCATCATGGATGCCGCGACCTCAGCACCACCGATTCCGCTGAATAAACTAGCGTGATTCATATTGCTTACTTTTGTTTCTGTTGTGTTCCAGGAGCCACTGTAGGTGAACTGTTTACCTAAAATGGGTCAGTGGTGAATGCCATTTCCTCATTACCTTCGTATTTAATGCATTGGGCAAAGTCACCTACCTGCCCGGTAGGCAATAGCAAAGCGTTGTACATGTATGGGGAATGATCACCTATACGTGTTTGTACAAAGATTGCTGGTCTCCATTTAAGTTCATCAAGGTTGCGCACAAGAACCTTATCGAAGGTTCTGAATGATAACCGCTCCTTGTTCTTTTTCCATAGAGTGTAAGCCTCTTGGAACAAACTGGCTTCATCCTCTGTCGCTTCTCGAAGTTCCTTTTGTACGCTGATACTCATGTCGAAGGCTTGGTCGGTCACGAACTTCTCGGTCTCAATCTCATACTGATTGCCAAATGTCAATGTGTCTTGACTCTCGTTCTTTGCGATGAGTTCGCCTATGATGGTCAACTCTCCATCCTCGTCTTCTTCGTTGAAGACGTAAAGGTTGCCAAGTTCGAAACATGGCATCGTCTGTTTGTTGTTTTGTTCCATATTGTCCTCCAACTCTTTAAGTGCCTTCTGTAAATTATTGCGAGCCATTTCACATAGCCTAATAGTAAGCAAATCATAAGATAGCTGCTCTTTGGCACGTTTAATATACTCAATAGCTTTATTTTTGCTCATTTCTTATTTTCCTCCTTTGCCTTTAAGTATCTTCGCTCGAAATTTTTGAACTGTCTGTTTATTGCATAAGCCTCTTCGTTGAAGTCATCATCCAAAGTACCAGATATAGCCATAAGAGATTCTGTAGCTTGTAAGAAAGCTTCAAAGTCCTTTTCTGTTACATTCATTTTTGCCATATCATCTTATTTTTACCCTCTCCATTTTACAGGAGAGGGTGGTTAGTTACTTAGATGGCTCAGTATATGATACTGGCTCCCATACATCGTAAGCTGTCAGCAAAACTGGAGCAATTACAGATGGAGCGAAGATGATAGATGCTACAACATCTGGAGCATTCAACTCGTAGTTAACACCTTCTACTTTGTTTTCCTTACTAGCCCAGCCATAAGGCTTTGCTGTAATCGTAGAGCCATCTTTCTTTCTAAAAGTCTTCTCGCTAGAGCAAGAAGCGAACAAACTTGCAACGACTAAGGCTGCCAAAATAATCTTTTTCATATTACTTATATTTATGTCCTATAAGGACGGTTAGTTACTCTATTTCCTTAAACTCACTAAGGAGTTCATTATACGAGAGATTGTTAACAGCATTTTTGCCATCATTAAATATATCATTTATTGCATATTCATACCAATACCAGTTGTCAACTCCATAATCCTCTAATAGTCCAAGTTTTTTCTCGGCTTTTAATAAAGCCAGCAAACGATATTTAGGAACTTCAAAACTCATATATTACTATCTATTTATATCCTTTACAGGAATCTATTTTTCATTCACATGGCAGTTTCTCCTGATGCTGCACGTATCTTTTGTGCTTAAGGCAATACTTGCCATTGATGCAGTTACGCCCATCATGGCAGAGGAGGCACTTGCGAGCTGCATAGGTGCTCTTACTTCTGGAATCGCTCATAATAGTAAGTTACTATCTGATGCTCGGTAGGTTGAAAGCCATTACGAGTGGTAAGAGTATCTACTATCTCATCATAGGTACTCTGAGGCATCTGTAAAATGAGATTCTCATCATGAAAGCCCTGAGAGAGTTTACTGAGGCAGAGCCATCCAAGGACTAGCCAGATGGCAATGCAGAAGATGGTCTTAATTGTTTTCATAACTTTATCTTATTTGGGACACAGATAGTCTTGAACTTGGCAGGCACAGGCTTCCAACTCTGATACTTTGTATTCGTGGCGAGTAATTTTGCCATTTCTGCCTCTTGCGAAGTCTTTCACCTTTCCTTCACGTTTCCATCGCTCTACGTTTTTTCTTCCGTAGATGTCGTATGCCTTGGCTTGTGTGAGGAACGGACGTTTACCCACAGCCTTGCAGACTTCTTCTTTCACAACGTTGCGTATGGCTGACAAAAATGTATCAAAGGATAGCATCTTATCTGCAAACTGGATTTGTACTACTTCGTTCATGACTATTGTTTTTATTTGGTTCTTGTAACTGTGATGATCTCTTTCTCCCGGTTGATTTTGGTTCTGAACTTACGACAGTAAATTACACCTAATTCCGAGCAGGTTGTCTTGATCGTTCTCATTCTCCTGATAGGGAAACTGATTGATTTACCCAACTCCAGTTCTCTGATCTGAGGTCTGAGTGGTACTTTTTCTTCTGACATATTGCTTAATTTAATTATTATTTAACTAGTATGAAATCGTAAACGAAAACGAGAGGGTTGCTGTCCCAGTGGAGGTGGAGCTTGCAGCTAAGCATCTTGTATGCTTTGATAGGAGTTCTGTACCAACATTTCTTCACAAATCTATCAAATGTGGCATCGTATGTATAAGCATCGTCAAAACCATCGATGTGGCTACAGAAGATTCCTTCTTTCATGCAGTCATCGGTACTGATGTCCTGTAGTCTTTCACACCGAATGTTGGTAATTTTGATTTGATGGGGCATCAAATCAGACTTCACAAACATCTTGTTTGACCATCCTATGGGAACTTCCCTTATGAATATATCATTGGCAAACGGAATGTCGCAGTATCTTTGTGCGACTGCTACGACTTCACCTATTTTGTAAGTGGACTTTGCCACAATCTCATTTCCATCATTGATGGCGAGCTTGCCTTTGTCTTTTCCTTCCGTACAGAAACCGCAGCTACGGATATGCTTGAAAGGCTTTTCATAAGCGATTCTTCTGGTCTGAGTCTTGCGACCATATAGAACAGCTTCGGTGAGACCGTACAGGTCATTGAACATTATCTTTTTCATACGCTTTGTTTCGTTTGTTGTTTCAAAACATTATTCTGAATGGTTTGCCTTTCAAAGACGGTCTCTTATCGAGAATAAACTTTATTAACGCCTCGTATTTAATTGCGAACAATGGACAATACATGTATTTCAGTGTGCATACAAATCTGTCATTGAGCATAATATCGAGGAATAGAGCTTTATTCTTTTTCATTTTGTGCCTCCTTCCTCTATGGTAGGAACTAAGTCCTTGATGTAAGCCCAGTAAGCGAAGCGGAATTGTTTGCGGATGATTACGTTCCATTTCATCTTATTGCTAATGTTGAAAGCATCACCAATCTTATGCAACATGCATTTTTCAAAGTCTATAAGAACCGGATGAGTGAAGTTTTTGGAAACACCGATGATAAAGGTGTGCAGATCTTCTGGAACTTCCTTTGCTTTATGCCATGATTGGCTGAGGCTGATGTATTCCACCTCATTTTCATAACACCAAGGGTACAAATTTTTCGGAACCTTATTTTTGTGTCCAATCCAATATTCTTTATATGAAACATTTCCTACAGCCACTAAGCCTGAGTCATGTATCAAAGAATTTGTTCGAACCCATAACCTTTTAGGCGCATCTGGAACTTTTTTATCTTCATTCTTCATTTTTCTTCAAATTTATTTGGTACTTACTTATTTATTTACTAACTTTGCACCGCAAATTATTCATGGAGGTCTCCTCCTTCTCGGCAGACAAGTCTGTTATGGAATGCTCTGCGAAGAGAAAAGAAACTAGCCCTTGGTCCTGTGCCGAGGGCTTTTTCGTTGCAAGTCCGACTTCTTGCAGCGACCTCCACACCATGTTGATGTGGTCGTAAAGGTCGAGAAAGGAGGAGACTCTATAATGAATAATTTGCAAACAGAAAATGGCAAGAAAGAAGTTTTTTGCCGATACATTCGTAAGGGTGGTAAGATTATCTATCCTAAGAAAGGTAACTTTTTCCATTTCTTTATCTAAGCGTTAAACTTAGCTTGCCTATTTCAAGGGAGAAGGGTCACAGGCTTCTCCCTTTTTATCTTTTATCCATCCTCTGCTTTTGCCGATTCCGGAAATATTTTATCTTCATTCTTCATTTTTCTTCAAATTTATTTGGTACTTATGTATTTATTTACTAACTTTACGATGCAAAAGTAATAAAAAAGAATGTAACTACATACAAATGTATTTAATTATTAAGTTAGTTAAATACTATTTTATGTTTATTAATATAATATATAAATAAAATAGGATTTATGAGCGAACTTAATGTAAATATCGGCCTAGCTATTGAACAAAGAGTAAATGAGCTTGGTATTTCAAAGTCTGAGTTAGCCAGAAGATTGGGTATTGCTCAGCAGAATGTAAATAAGGTAGTATTTAGCAAAGAATCGCTAGATACGGCTAAGTTGATGGAGATTAGCAAGGCTCTTGATTACAATTTCTTTGAGCTTTATGCCAATCTCTCACCAAAGAAGACTTCTTTGTTTAATTCTACCAAGTTGCAATCTTTGATAAATGATAAGGGACATGGCAATATTGAATTTGCTTCAAAGGTAGGATTGACACGTAATGAACTTGCTAATATCCTGGAAGGTGGTGATGTGTCCCTAGATCGGAAGAGCGT